TCAGGCCTCCTCAACGTCGTGATACTCTTCGCACGCCTGCAGCGTGTTCTGAATCAGGGTAGCGACGGTCATCGGGCCAACGCCGCCGGGAACCGGGGTGATGTAGGACGCGCGTTCGGCGGCATCTTCATACACCACGTCGCCGACCACTTTGCCGCTTTCCAGACGGTTGATGCCGACATCGACCACAATCGCCCCTTCTTTAATCCACTCGCCAGGAATAAAGCCCGGTTTGCCCACCGCGACGATCAGCAGGTCGGCGTTTTCGACATGATGACGCAGGTTTTTTGTAAAGCGGTGGGTGACGGTGGTGGTGCAGCCGGCCAGCAGCAGCTCCATGCTCATCGGGCGACCGACGATATTGGAGGCGCCAATGACCACCGCATTGAGGCCGTAGGTGTCGATATTGTAGCGTTCCAGCAAGGTCACGATACCGCGCGGAGTGCACGGACGCAGGCGCGGCGCGCGCTGGCACAGGCGGCCAACGTTGTAAGGATGGAAGCCGTCGACGTCTTTATCCGGCGCGATGCGCTCGAGAACTTTGACGTTATCGATCCCTGCCGGCAGGGGCAGCTGAACCAGAATACCGTCGATGGTCTTATCGGCATTCAGAGTGTCGATAAGCTCCAGCAGCTCGGCTTCGCTGGTGGTTTCCGGGAGATCGTAAGAGCGGGAGACGAAGCCCACTTCTTCACATGCTTTGCGCTTGCTACCGACATAAATCTGCGAGGCCGGGTTGCTGCCGACCAGCACGACGGCCAGCCCAGGGGCGCGTTTTCCGGCCGCAACGCGAGCCTTCACTTTTTCCGCAACCTCAGAGCGTACCTGCTGCGCAATCGTTTTACCGTCAATAATTTTTGCTGCCATCAGAGAGAGGATTCCATCTGTATCTTTACGAAAGGGGGATGAGGATATTTTGTCAGAAGCGGGCCTCGCTGTCAGTCCTCGTTTGCTGTTTTATCCTGTCTGAGGCTAATTTAGCCTGTTATGGCCATGGTTATTACATGGTTATTGGTGCGTTGCGCCTGGCCACTGAGTCGATTTACGCGCGCATGAGCCCCGGCGGTATGCTTCTTGTACAGTTGGTGGGGGATATTTCGCCAGCGTCGTATAAGCCCCGCAGTTTCCTGGCAAAATGGATTGACTCGACCGACGTGGACCGTATAATTCCACGCGTTTCACTCCGCGAAGCACTCGCTTCTCAGGGCGCCCTTAGCTCAGCTGGATAGAGCAACGGCCTTCTAAGCCGTAGGTCACAGGTTCGAATCCTGTAGGGCGTGCCATTAAGAAACAAGCACTTACGCAAGTTTCAAACCAGCCTGATTTCCTCCTTGTGTCGTATTTGTGTCGCTAGCGCCAAAAATGGCGTCAATTTTCCGTGCGTGTTCGGTCAGGTGGTTCGGTGCCAGGTGAGCATAGCGACGTACCATCTCGATGCTCTCCCATCCTCCCATTTCCTGTAAAACAGAAAGCGGGACGCCGGACTGGATCAGCCAGCTCGCCCAGGTGTGCCGGAGGTCGTGAAAACGGAAATCCTCGATCCCCGCTTTTTTCAACCCGGCGCGCCAGGCGTTATTGTCATCCACCCGCATTTTTCTAACCGCGGGCGTCAGGGTTCCATCAGGGCGATGTTTTGCCGTGGTGTGAACGAACACCCAGCGTGAGTGCTTCCCTATCTGATCCCTCAATACCCTGCATGCGGTATCATTCAGAGCTACGCCAATCGCCTTGCCCGCTTTTGCGTTCTCCGGATTTACCCATGCAACCTTTCTCTGCATATCGACCTGCTGCCACTCAAGCCCGATGATGTTTGAGCGGCGCAGGCCGGTTGCCAGTGCAAATATCACCACTGGCTTAATGCTCTCCGGCATGCACTCGATCAAACGCTCAGCTTCTTCTCTGGTCAGCCATCGTATCCGCTTACTGATCGGCTTGCGGGTTTTGATAACAGGAGCTGTTTTTATCCAGCCCCAGTCATTCGCCGCGGCCCTGAGAAGGGATCGAATAAAGGAAAGGTGTTGCGCCTTCGTCGCCTGCGAAACCTGCCGTGGTTTGTACTCCGGAACCGGCTTTTCCTTCCTCACCGCGGCATCACGTTTACTCTCCCACACCTGCAGGTGTTTACGGTTGATCATCCCGTTAACGGCTTCGTGAACTTCCTCCGCTGTTATCTTCGAGACATCACGGCCGGAAAAATGCTGCAGCCAAAACTCAATTTTGGTTTTGTCATCATCCAGCGATCGCTTATGGTCCTTTTCCCTTAGCCACCGGATGCAGCACTCTTCGAAGGTTCTGACGGGCAGGTCGCCGATCTGGTCAACCCGCCACGCTTCCGCCTTCAGCTTGTCGTGGAGCTCCTGAGCCTGCTTTTTGTCCCCCGTGCCAAGAGATCGCCTAACTCTTTTTCCTGACGGCGTAAAGAAATGACAGTGCCATACGCCGCCCCTGAGGGTGATTGACATAAAACTTCTCCTTTATGTTCACCCGCGTTCGCGATGACAGGATCGCGCGGGGTTTTCAAATATGCAATACACGCCGCCTCAGTCGTTCTGTACTTGTTGCCGACCTTGCGGCCGGCGAGCTCTCCAGAATCAATAAGGCGGTAGATCACCCGCGCCGACACGATAAGCAAATCGGCGGCCTGCTGTGCTGTAATCGGTATATCAGACGCCATATTTCCTCCCGGTTATGCCGCCCGCTGTGAGCGCAGTTTCTTAATGTGTTCGCTCTGCTCAAGATCTGCCTTTATCTGCTGGGCCTCTTCGTGAGAGAGCGGCTCGAAATCATTATTAAAGCGGTCTATGCTTGCTGTGTTGATCCTTCCCTGGCGCCAGTAGCAAACCACCTTAGCGTCACTGCCGGCGACAATTACCGGCCATCCGTGGCAATCAGCAAAGACCTGGCCTCTCTGAATTAACTTGAACATCACGGCCTCCGATGCTTACCGCGTAATTCCTCTTCTTCTTGACAGTCAGCGCAGCGCTGGCAGCCCGCCACCAGTTCCCGGCGCCGCTCGGGTATCTCTTCCCCGCAGTCGCGGCAGTGAGTAGCTGAAACAGCCGCATGGTTGATGCGCATGTTCTGGATGGTCATTTCCAGCCGGCGCTCTGCCAGCTCGTTGGCCTGATCGATGATTTCTGGCATGTCAGCGCTCCTTTATCTTTCCGTTCAAAATGCCGATTTCCACATAGAGATGGCTTGGCGTTAACCCAAGCTGCCTAATCAGCGGCATGCATCCGTTGAGGATCGGTCGTGATATCTCGTCGCAACTTAAAGCGGGTGATGACCGCCGTTTTGCCTTAACCTCATCGTTAGCCCTGCGCGCGATGCTTCTGAGCGCATTTTTCTTTTCTTCTGGCGTCATGCGACCCCCATATAAGCGCGTATGAAAGCCGCAGCTGCATGTGCGTTTATGGCGTTGCCGTAACCCTTCAGGCGGCCGACGCGGTTGCTGCTTGCCACTCTTGCCACCCCGGGCTCGACTCGTCCCAGGCGCGCGGCAGCCCCATCAACCAGCGGGAATGTGCCGGGTTCAACTGGACGCCATTTGCCATCTCGACATAAGAGCCAGTCCGCATCTCGCCAAAAACCGTTAACCTCAAGGGCCCAGTAATCCCCGCGAAGTCCTGCAGACGCTGCTGGGTCTTGCTCCCGTCCTGTCGATACATGTTCATGCCCGCATCCACTGATGGCGATCGAGTGTTGCTCGTTGTCGGTGTTGGCCATCCCGTCATGAACGCCTGGCGCGGCAGCTGGTCCAGTCGCTCTTTCCCGTCCCGCTGCGCAGTCATTCCTGCTGAGTCCTTCCAGTCGCGCGACGTTGGAGTTACCCAGCCCGCCAATGCCGCCGCCCATCCGACTTTGTTCGGGGTTACCCTTCCGTCCGAGCTCATTTGTACTGTCGTTGCATTGGTGATGTAGTTGACCTGTGGCGTTGGCCACCCAGTAGGCTCGCTCTCTGATGTGCGGCGCACCGACGCCCGCTGACGTAAACGGCACAAGCCCGAAGGCGTATCCCACTCCTTCCAGGTCAGCTTGTACAAGGTCGAACCATACGTTTGCGTTACCTGCTGCAACCTGTTCGCCAAAGACATGCTGAGGTCTGCGCTCGCTGATGAGGTGGAAGAACTGGGGCCAAAGGTGCCGCTCGTCAGCAAATCCATCTCCTTTGCCTGCCGGGCTGAAAGGCTGGCACGGGCAGGAGCCAGTCCAGACCGGGCGATCGTCAGGCCATCCGGCGAGGCGGAGGGAATGGGACCAGACGCCGATTCCGGCGAAAAAGTGGCACTGGGTAAATCCTCTGAGGTCGTCAGGTGTGACATCTTCAATACTCCGTTCGTCAACTTCGCCCGGGGCGATATGCCCGGCGGCTATGAGGTTACGCAGCCACTGTGCCGCGAATGGGTCGATCTCGTTGTAGTAAGCTGCCGCGCTCATGCCGCCTCCGTCTTCACAACGTCAATGGCGCAGCCGGGGATCAACTCAACGGAAGCGGTGGCGCACTGGTTGCCCCAGTGGCTCCAGCCAGGCGCTGCGCTGCGGCTGAACAGCTCAATCCGCGGCACGTCGCCGTAGAGCAGCTCCAAGCGGTGGCGAACTTCCCACGGTTTCTCGCTGTGCGCGCCGAGCGGGCTGTAGACCACCTGCTTAATGCCAGCGTGCTTGCGCTCCAGCCCGGCGCCGCGGGTGGCGATCAGCACGTCTTCGGTGTTGGCGCGGGTGTGGTTGCCGCCGTTCATTCGTGTCTCTGCATTCAGCAGGTCGAGGAAGTCGTAAAAGTCGGAGATCTCTCCCTCGGCCAGAGCCTTGGTAATGCGCAGCTCGGCCAGCTGATTCAACTTCACCCAAGTGAAGCCTTTCATCGTGCGTACCGTAAATCCCCAGGCTTCTGCCAGCTCGATCGCTTCCTGGTTGTGTGTGCCGGTGTACCACATCGCTAACACAGCGTTATCCGCGGCGAGCTCCCACACCGGGAGCCGCTTCATATCGAGTAAGCTCATGGTGGGGTAGTGATCGACGGCGGCACCGTTGCTGATCTGGTTCCCGTAAGACCAGGCCGGGTCGGCATAGATAAGTGAGTAGCGGTTCATAGGACTGACTCCATTTCATCGATATAGAGGCCAGATGCGATAAGCCGGCGGCGCCGGGCCGCTTTATCAATACATTTCTGGCGGTTGCCAGAGGCGGCCTGAGCTATCGATCGCTTAGTGAACAGGCGAGTTTTACCCTGCGGGGTAATGACCTTTGGCCTTGTGATCAGGTCAAAGGTGCGATCACAGATACCGTCCTCGTTGAGCCAGGTTTCCGATGCGATCAGCTGCGCAATGCGGCCTTCTCCCCTGGTTATGCCGTTCGCTACTCGGTTAAATTCGACGAGCGTCACGCCGAACTTCTCAGCTATTTCGCTGCCAGTTACAGGGCGGCCGCGCGTCTGAATCATCCAGATCACGCGCTCGCGAAGGCCGGAGAATTTCCCGACTTTGCCGGGCCTGCGGTAAAATGGAGTGCGTTTCATTTCCACTGCTCCCCGAAGGTAAAGCCGATCTCCGCCAGCGATTCATCCATCTTGCTGATGAACTCCGGCACCATTTCGTTAAAGTCGGACATGTATTTGTCGTCGCGCTCAACAACCACATGGTGAATGCCTTCTCGCTTCATGCGAGGGTCATAATTCGCGAAATACCAGGCATCCTTCCCGGTTACCCACATACTGAATTGCACCTGGGCCATGTAGGCGGATTTGATAGCCTCGAAGCCGCCAAGCCGGAATTTCATGAAGTCGCGAGAGGTGAAAGGGCACTTCAGCTCAAGACCGCGGCCATCACTGCACAGACCGTCTGGTGAGCAGGAGGTGCGCATGCCTTCGTCGCGGAAGAGGATCGGCGACTCGGTTACCTGCACGTCGGTGGTGAACTCAAACAGGGTGCGAGCGTCGGCCTCATACTGTTTTCCCCAGGCCAGCGCCTTGGCGTTAACTTCCGGCGCTACGCCGGTGCACACTTCGGCAAGGAGCGTAAGGAAGTAGGACATCTTCATATCAGTCCATTTCTTTCCTGACTTAGGCTTAGAAATGACGTTGTGAACTTCCGAGGCAGTGATCACGCCGAGGCGTAAGCGGTGCCAGGATTCATCTCCCTGTTCAACGCGGGTAACGTCAATGCCAGTTCGGTCGAGGATAATTTCTGGTGTCATGCTGCCACCTGCGCTTTTTTCTGGAGGAAGCTAAAGCCTTTCTGCGCTTCTTCTTCGGTGAGCTGTGATGCCTGGAAAATGTCACGCTTGAAGATGTTGCTGCACAGAGGCAGGAAGTCCTGCTCCCAGTCCTTATTCAGGGACGTCAGGAGGTCGGTAATTGCCTGCAACGTTTCCTCACTGGCCACCAGGGGGAGCGCCTCTGTCGTGGTTCGCGGCGTTACGTCACGCGCATCCACTTCCAGCGTTTTACCTTCCATCTCTTCGGCGGTGGGCTGCTGTCCAATTTCAGGCCACGCCTTACGCAGAGCCTGGGCCTCGGCACACTTCGCCAGCTGGCCGTAAGGGCGCTTTTTCCACATTGCGTTTGGCGCGGTAGTGTCGCGGCCGGCGGTGGCATAGTTCTCAACCCAGTATTCTTTCGCGCTGAATTCGACGATTTCCCCGCTTGGCATGCGCTTGCTGACCGTGTACTTGCACCATTGAGGTACGGTCACTTCAATACCGGTAAGCGTCAGAGTGACGTCCGGGCCGAACTCTGGTTCTTTTGCGCCAGCGTAATCACCGGAGCGATCGGCCTGAATCCGATAAAGCCCGATGCCAGGCATAACCACATCGCGCCACTCGCTTTTCCCCGACTTCGAGTCCTTAACGCTCATTGGCACCAGATGAACGGGCTTCAGAAGCGGATCGAGGTTTCTGGCCCGGCAGTAGTCCAGCGCCATCATTACCGATTCGTCTTTGGCGCCAGGGTAAATACTGTTTTTGAGGGCGCTCCAGGTAGCGCCGTCAATGCCTCGCTCAGCAAGAGAGCTGGCTGTAATCACAAGTTCGTTAGCCATTGCTATTCCCCAAAGTTAAAACGGGCAGCCGGTGCGGTGATCCCAGTCGTATTCCGCCTGGGCGTAAGCTACTGCCGAGATGAGATCGTTATATGCCTCGCCAGCTGCATCGCTGCGGAGGCCTTCGTATGGGCTTTTGTCCATCGGCACAGAGAAGCGGAACAGGCCTGACGGCTCTTTCGGCAGGGCGTCGATAATTTCCTGCGCCCGATCGTCAATCCACTTTTGCTTCTCTTCGGTGAGCGACTGTTCAGCCCATTTCCGTTCTTCGATAGCGTCGTATGCGCGGTATGCGTTCATAGCTCGCTCCTGAAATTTTGTTGTGAAACGCCCGGCACCGTATTGGCTGCCTGAAGTTTGAATTTGCTGTTTATCGTTTAAAAAGGTCGTTGCAATGGGCCATTGCCAAATTGCACTGTTCTGCTGTGAACCAGCCAAAATGGCATTCTTGCTGCGGAATACCCATCTTGGACGCAAGCCACTCATACGCCTCAGAGCGTGACATCACGCCAGTTCTCCAGATCCTTTCAAACGGCTCTTTGCAGAGCTTTCTGGCTTCACGGGTTCTTTTATCCGCGAGCGTCCCTAATGGGATTGCTGTAAATGGATGAAGGCCTACATATGCCCCGCATCCTTCGCAGAGGTACATATAAGGCCAGTCGCTATAATTCCGGCCATATACCTCTTCGTGAGTCGCTATCTTTATCCGGCTATCGCATAAATGGCATATCGTCGGAACTGGCAATGGGTTTTTAACTCTCGCTGTTGCCTTTCTGCTTGGATTTGATGGGGTTTTAATTTCCACCTTTGCCTCCACTTCTCAGCGCATGACCAAGCCCGTTCAGATAAACCTCAACCAGCAAGTCGGTTGTGTAAGTCCGCTCAATCCCGCGATGCAGGTAGAGGCGGCCGCGTTTATTTGCTGATGCGGTCCAGGTACTTTCCCGATGCTTAACGAGCATCCCTGGCAGAACGGCGCCGCGGTTAACGGTCTGTGTCCCGTAATGATGACTAACCATTGAACACCCCAGTAGCGTGCAGAATTTTGATAATCAACGCTGTCCAGATAACTCCGCAGATCAGCAGGCAGTAAATCAGTGAACGAATGCCTTGTTTGCTCATACCGCACCCCAGCACTGAACGCTTACGAATGCGACCAAAGCCAACAACAGTGCCACCTTCACCTTGAATCTGTTCCACGCAGGAACCTCATGTTCGCGGATCATCTCTTCACCTTTGCCTTATCGCGGCTAACGGGACGTTTTGACTTCACCCCGGCGTTGCCGGTGTTGTTTGGATGGCTTAAATTTACAGATAAAACTGTATTTTCGTCAACAGACAAAACTGTATTTTTTGTCATTGATTACATATCTAACTGTAATGAAAGGTGATTTATTTTGATGGGGCGAAAAAAAACCGGCATACGCCGGTTCTATTCTGAGAGGGGGAGGGGGTTAGCGCTTTCTTCGATAGATTCTGTGTTCAATCATCACGCCGATGATTGTTAGTGGTTGATGATCGCTACTGATAATCGGGTAGTCATCATTCAATGGCACAAGCTCGAAATGCTGGCAGCCCAGGTGATCCGTGTAAGTAGGCCGATATTTTTTAAAGGTCGCTTGAGCCCCACCGTTCTTGGCCACAACAAACTCTCCGGGGGTTGGCTCAACTTCTGGGTCTACAATGATCACATCTCCAGCCTTGAAGTCTGGCTCCATCGAATCGCCTTCGATGCGTAAAGCAAAAGTAAAATCAGAAACTTCGTTGTCTGTAAGGATGTACTCAAAACTCCCATCAAATGCCTCAATGGGATTTTTTTCTGCGAGAGCCCCTGCCTGGACATAGCTTATGAGAGGCACCTTCTTGCTGCTAACTTCAGCAATAGGCATAAAGGCTCCGCCATTCATTAGCCAGTCAGGATCGCACTTTAGCGCCTTAGCTATGCCAATAATGTTACGCGGTTTTCTGGTGTCTCCCTTTTCAATGCTCTGCCATGACTGCTGAGTTATTCCGGCATTCAACGCTGCCTCGGTCTGCGTTAGACCGAGCTCAATTCTCTTTTGCTTTACGCGATCTGCAAGGCTCATAAATCCCTCTCAATGTATGCCTTGATATTCACAGTTAAAACTGTAATTGACAAACAGAAATAACTGTCACAGAATACAGATAAAACTGTAGGAGGTAACATGGAAACCATTTCGCAACGCCTCAAAAAAAAGCGCGAAGAGATGAATCTGTCTCAGGCGCAATTAGCAAAAAAAGTTGGCATGAGACAGCAGTCTCTGCAGGCAATTGAGGCCGGGACAACCAAGCGCCCACGTTATTTGTTCGAACTGGCAACTGCGCTCCATTGCGACCCTAAGTGGCTGCTTTATGGCGAGATGCCATCTCAATCTCAATAAGTTGCCGATTTAATCGGCCTTTCAAACACCACCAGAGGAAGTATCACAGATGGAGAATGCAATAGCCCGCAACTTAGAACCGCCAATCCTCAACCCGATTGAGCTGGAAGGGGTTTTACTCAACCGCCTTTCATCCATCGGGCAGAAGGCTTACGCGGAGATATTGGGTATCAGTGAATCAACAGTCAGTCGCAGAAAGGGGGAAGGGCATTTCGCTGACATAGCAAAAGAGTTGTCCGTGCTTGGTCTGCAGGTTGTGCCGCCTGAAGCGGTAGTGGTTTCCCGGCATTACCTGCAGTCGGTAGAAACGCTGGCAGATATCGGATTACGTGCAGAGCGGTGTCGGCCTGGTCCGCTTGGGTGGGACTGATGAAGTGCGTAAAAGGCGAAAGCCGCAGTGCGCGAACACTAACGGCTTTCTACGCGAATTAACTGGATCAATTCACAGGAGTAATTATGGCAAATACTGCCGAGGTAATCAATTTCCCTGTGCCTGTCGTGGCACTACAGGAGCTGCGCGTGGCAGATCTCGACGATGGGTTTACGCGCATCGCCAATGAGCTCCTTGAAGCTGTCATGCATGCGGGTTTGTCGCAGCATCAGCTTTTGGTGTTCATGGCTGTCATGCGCAAAACATACGGCTTCAACAAGAAGGCTGACTGGGTTAGTAACGAGCAGATCTCGATGCTGACCGGCATTCTTCCGCACAAGTGTTCAGCTGCAAAAATCGCCCTGGTTAAGCGGGGGATATTAACCCAAACCGGTCGCGTAATCGGGATTAATAAAGCGGTCAGCGAATGGTCATCTTTACCCGTAAAAGGTACAGAAAAAAGACCTTACCTGAAAAAGGTAACATTACCCGAATCAGGTAAGAAAAGTTTACCCGAATCAGGTAACGCCTATTACCCGAATCAGGTAAACACAAAAGACAAACATACAAAAGACAATAAAGACAATATTAATAACCCCCCTAAATCCCCCCGGGCGGTTTCGTTCGATGCGTCAGCTGTTCAGTTGCCTGACTGGCTTTCTACAGAAATCTGGTCGTCATGGGTGGCATACCGTCGTGACCTGAAAAAGCCGATCAAGTCTCAGCAGACGGTCACCCAGGCTATCAACCTGCTGGACCGCTGCCGGCTGAACGGTTACTCCCCTGAAGAAATTATTAACCAGAGCATCGCGAATGGCTGGCAGGGACTCTTTGAGCCGAAAGGCGCCAGGCCGCAGCGCCGGCAGGAGTCCCGCGTCACTGAGCGGTTCGCTGACAAAGACTACGGAAAAACCGAAATTCCGGACTGGATGAGGGATCAACAATGAACCTGGACGAACGAATCACCCTGGTCGAAAAACAGCTGCAGGAGCTTTCACAGCCAGCGCTAGACATCCCAAACACCGAAGTCATTAAGCAGTTAGTGGTCTGCGAAAAGCACGGCGACTATGAGCAACGCCAGCGCGTATCTACCGGCCTGGTACGCCTGCCAGGGGCACCGACAAGCTGTCCGGGATGCCTGAAAGATGAGCTCGTTTTCCTGCGAAACGAGAAGGCCAAAACGGATGACAGAACTCGCACTGCGAATGTTGAACGACTGATGCTTGAGCTCAAGATCCCGGCCCGGTTCGAAGCCTGCACGCTGGATAACTACCTGCCGGTGAGCGAAGACGCGGAGTTTGCACTGAAAGTCTGCCGAGCGTATGCCAGCCGCTGGCCAGATCGACGTAAGAACGGCGGCGGACTGGTTATGTGCGGCAAACCCGGCACAGGGAAAAACCACCTGGCCTATGCAATTGCGAAAAGCGTTATCGCAGATCACCAGAGCCCGGTCGTGTTCACCACCGCGCTGAAAATCGCCCGGGAGTTTAAATCCACCTGGTCAAAGACGGCGACCCGCTCCGAGGAAGACGTGATCCGCTTCTTCACCAAGCCGGACCTGCTGATTATCGACGAGGTAGGCATTCAGTTCGGCAGCAAAGCCGAGGAGATGATCATGTTTGAAATCATCAACACCCGCTACGAGCGCCTGAAGCCGACGATCCTGATCAGCAACCTGCCGAAGGATGAGCTGACGCAGTTTATCGGCGAGCGGGTCATCGACCGCATGAACGACGGCGGAGGCTGCACGATTTCGTTTACCTGGGACAGCTATCGGGAGAACCGGTCATGAAAAAGAACTCTGGCAAACAAGCTGTAATCAATTACGTCGGCCAGCATCCTGGCTGCAGCTTTCAGGATATCCGCCGCGGTACCGGTCTTGACTCTTCAGTGGTCAATTCCTCCCTGTGGCAGATGCACCGTGACGGCCAGGTACAGCGTGCGGGTGAGTGCAGGAGCTACCGCTACACCCTGGTCGACACGACAGCCGTAACCGAAAGCGATCCGTCTGTTCAGTATCGCCAGCGTCCCGGAGGCGTAAACCCAATGACCAACCTGTTTAACCAGTACCTGGCGGGAGTAAGAAAATGACTATCACATTACAGGCAGTAAACGAGCTCATCGCCTCCCTGGAGAGCGCAGGCGAGCTGTCGATCAGAGAGCAGAAGTTCCTGAAGCTGGCGAAAGCGTACCAGCAGCTGGCTGCGGAGAATGTGGGGCTGAGGCCTTTAATCGCCGAGAACTGGAATATGCGTGACCTGCTTCGTCAGTTAATGGCTGGACGCCCAGGCGGGGTGTATTTCAACAAATGGGAGAAGCTAATCGTTGGGGTGCTGAACGAAACCCCAGCCACCGATCGCTTCGTAGCCGGGATTAAGGCTGATGGGGTGGAGGAGTTCGTATCCAACACCGTGCATAAGATTTTTGATGAAAGCGGAGCAGTGTCAGCTTTGGCTTACCTTTCACTCGCTAATTCACACGTGAAGCAACTGCGCGAGGGGGCCGACAAATGAGCAACCGAATCCCTAACTTCGGCTGGAACCGCCTGAAACTTGCAACGCTCACCTATGAGCAACTGGCGGAACTTGAAGAGCAAGTGAAGGCAGAGCATGCCTGCAAAAACGGCATTCACCTCTTCGACAAAGCCGGCCAGCGCAAACTCGATGCCCTTAGCTGGGCCGTATACAACAAGCAGAAGGCGGAGCGTGCAGCATGACTGATATCACCGAACTGGCGCAGCAAGAGCTGGCTCAACTGCGCGCTGAGCTTTCAAATCAGGCAATTGGCAGTAAAGACCATCTGCGAAAAATCGCGTTATCGTTGGTAGATAAACTGGAGAAATGTCGAGATCGGGAGATTAGGTGGCTGGCCTTGTCAGACGAGAAATCAAAAATCATCACCGATCAAGAAGAGGCGCTGGAGAAGGCGCAGCAGGTAGACGAAGAGCTTTGCAAGCTCCTGCCTCCCGGCGCTGAGTACATGGACCCTCCAGACGGCGGCGATGTCACACCGCTGGAACAGGTGTCACGCATGGTTGCAGATTATCGTCAGCGAATCTCTATGCTGGAATCGAAAATTGTGATCGTTAGTCTGCCATCGATCAATCCTGAAATGTTCAACCAGGATGTGGTTTTTGGCTATCAGAAAGCGCAGAAAGAAGCCGTAGAGTTTTGCGCGGCTGCGGGTATCAAACTGCAGGTGGGGAAGTGATTATGGATTCTAGCTGGAAAATTTATGGGCTTATCGCCCTTATAACTTTGTTCGTCGTACCGGTAGCTATGGTATGCACACGCATTGATGTTCCAGTATGGATGTTAATCGTGGGGCACTCAGGGTCTATGTTGACCGGGTTTCTTTCTGCTGAACTGAATCGGGAGGCAGAATGAAAGAGAAGCTGAGCAGGGAGCGCATTGAGCAGTACGCCAACGACCCGCGCATGTGTAACATCAATGCAGAAATCCGTACGATAGCCCGAATGCTGCTGGCGCTGCAGCATGAACAGGAAATCGCAGAGAAGCGTATCGCCGAGCTGGAGTCCCGCACCGTGAAGCTGCCGCATCGGAACCTGGGGCACGAAAAGTTATTCCTTCTTTGCCCGTTCCCTTACTACGATGCTGAGGATATGGAGAAGGCTCTGGCCGCCGCTGGCATCAAGGTGGAGGCTGAGTGATGGATACTAAAGAATTACTGGAACACATTGATGCCGGGGACTATTACGAGGCCAGTTGCTTGCTCGATGAAAAATGCCCAGGCGCAGCGCGCAAATTTAAGCGCCTGACAAAAGGGTTAGCCGAGTTACTGAAGGACGTTCAGAAAGAGTTCCCTGACGCGAATTTTTACACCGCTTCCGGTGGTTTTAATTTGTTGCTGGGTAGCGCAACTGACTGCGATAGCACTGAGGGTAATCAGTTAATTGCTATTTCTGCCAGTGGATATCTTAGTGTTGGCGACGGAGATTTTTAAATGACCAGCAAATTAACCAGAGAACGCCTGGAAAAAATTAAATCATGGCGTGAAACCTACGGCGCCGGAAGCAACGTAATGCTGCCAGCTGAGGAGGCCGAGGAGCTGGCTCGTATAGCGCTGGCCGCAATGGACAGCGAGCCGGTGGCGTACACCGACGAGCGCAACCTGGGCTATATCGACGGAGGGAGGGAGACGGCGTATCTGTGGGGCAAGCAGAATTCTGAGGCTTCAGACGTTGCGCTCTATCGCCACGCGCAGCCGGTGCCAGAAAAATACAACATCGGTGATGCCACCATGCGCCACATCTTCACACCAACCGGCATGACTAATGTCTCTGACATGCAGGCGGTATTTGACAGAGTTGAAGCTGTTTTGGTGGGAATGGAGCAGCCAGCGCCGGTAGTGCCGGATGATGTGTCGATATTCGAAGCGGCAATTGAAGAATGTAAAACGTGCGACTCAATTGATGAGCATGCATGGAATCATGGCGTTTTGGTCGTGATGGCGAAGTATGAATCCTGCCGCGCCGCCATGCTACAGGCTGGCAACCATCCGGCGCAATCCGATTGCTGCCCGGCGCAAAACAGCGTCAATCCGGCGCAAGGCGGCAACTCTCTGGTAATTCCTGATGAGATGACATCAGGGCAGGCATATGAAATAGGATATTACTATGGAGACCCAGTAGACGTGTTTGCGCGTGGGGCTAACTGGATGCGCCAGCATATCATCGACTCCACATTGGCAGCCGCCCCGCAGGAGGTGAAAGGTGAGTAACCAAATCCCTGAAGCTGTAGCCGTAGCGATGATTAATGCGGCCAGAGATATTACGGTAGCAAAAATTAATGCCAAAGGCGCGAAGTTCGACGGTTATACAACCTCGGTAAACTGGTTTGATCGTTCAATGAAAGAGGTCCGCGAAGCCGTTAAAGCAGTGCTTCCTGACGTTGAGCGGGAGGTAAGTTGATGCCTAAATCCCCCGCAGAACGCAAAGCCGCGCAGAAGATGAGGTAAAGCTAAGGGTGAGAGTTAATATCTAACTACTATATCTAACTTCTCACCTATTACTTTTACAGAGGTATAGACAGAATCACCTTGGGATAAAGATGATTTTGAATTTGGATAGGTGGATCCACACTCCTCTAACCTAGAAGCAATTAAGTTGAGGTGATGCGACGCATCGATCACGTCATTGTATACAGGGAGTAGGCCAATTTTTGAAAAGTGTTTATAGCACGGGATTGCTTTTGATTTAGCTATCAATAGCCCGGCTGATAACTTTAGCTCATTAATTAGCTCTGCATTGGCCTTGAAGTTCATAATTTTGCTTTGTTCGCGAAGCAATAGTGATGATATTTTCCCTAAGTGCTCCTTGAACGAAATGTATGGGTCAAGCGCACATTTAACTATGATTTGCCCAAGAACGTACACGATTACACCAGTAAAAACAGTTGTGAAGACAGTAATCCACATAATCAAATACACCCTTTGAACAAAAAAAGTTATGTATCATATAGCATGAGGGATTAGGCAGGAGAAGTTTTATGTCGAAGTGGAACATTGCAGCCAAATCGAAAGATGAGCAGGACAAGGTCAACGTCGACCTGGCAGCGTCCGGCGTCGCCTACAAAGAGCGCCTGAACATGCCGGTTGTCGCCGAAGTGGTAGCCAGAGAGCAGCCAGAGCACCTGAGAGACTACTTCATGGAGCGCGTCCGCTACTACCGTGAGCAGAGCATCCAGTTACCCCGAGCATCCGATCCGCGCTATCTGGAAATGGCAGAGCAGAACGCCAAGAAATAGCGATTTTCTCGTATATGCTCATTTTGCTTTTATCCCCATGACGGGCGATAATTACCTAGTCAGTCTGGACAACTGACAACTTTACCCCGGCGCCAAGTGGGGACACATGGCGCACAAAACCGTACAGCAATCCCTGTCACCGATGGCGAAAGCCACCGGCGATTTTCTGCATTCGGCGTTTAACCTCTGCGGAGGTGAAGCGTGAAGCAACAATTCTGCCTTATCAACGACAACGTTAAGCGTAACGTCGTCAACTTCATCCAGTCTCTGCCCGTCGACCACCGATCGCCGCTGATTATCGAGGCGCGCGAAGAAAGCCGCACCGACAAACAGAATCGTCTCATGTGGCCACTTTTGAAAGACCTGAGCGATCAGGTGATTTGGCACGGCGAAAAGCTGGAGCCTGCGGAGTGGAAAGACCTCATCACCGTACTGGTCAGCCAGATGCAAAACCCGGAGCGTGAGCAGAAATCCGCCCCGGGCATCAACGGCGGCCGCGTCTACTTCGGCGTTCGCACCTCTCAATCCAGCAAGCGGTACATGGTCGAGGTAATCGAGGCGATTTACTGGTTCGGGACTGAGCACAGTGTGAAGTTCAGCGAGAAGTCCAGCAGTCGGATTGCATGGGCTCAGGAATGGAGGGCTTCGCATGCACAGTCTGCTCGCTAAGGTCATGGATCGCGGCATCTTCCGCGTGCCGGCGCGCCGCAAGCACAAAGTCGAAGTTAAGCCATCAGATATCCCCACCTTTCACTATACGGCTCACCTGGCAGATGTCCGCTGGCTGCGCCGCGCTGCCCGGAGGAAAAGCCATGGCTGATTTACGCAAAGCAGCTCGCGGTCGCGAATGTCAGGTTCGCATCCCGGGCGTCTGCAACGGCAACCCTGAAACCACGGTATTGGCCCATATCCGCATTGCTGGATTGTGCGGGACGGGGATTAAGCCGCCTGATCTGATCGCCGCTATCGCCTGTTCATCCTGTCACGATGAAATAGACCGCCGCACGCGCCTGGTAGATGCGGAGTATGCGAAAGAGTGCGCTCTGGAGGGAATGGCCCGAACGCAGGTTATCTGGATGAAAGAGGGGTTGATAAAAGCATGAACCAATATCGCATTTCATTACCCTGGCCTCCCAGCAACAACCGCTACTACCGACACAACCGGGGGCGTACTCACATTAGCGCGGAAGGGCAGGCATGCCGAGACAGAGTCGCCAGAATCATCAAAGACTCGATGCTTGATATCGGCCTGGTCACTCCACTGAAAATCCGTATTGAGTGCCACATGCCGGATCGCCGGAGCCGTGACCTGGACAACCTGCAAAAGGCAGCATTCGATGCCCTGACGAAATCGGGTTTCTGGCTCGATGACCAGCAGGTTGATTACTACAGCGTGAAGAGAATGCCTGTCGTCAAAGGTGGGCGGCTTGAGCTAACCATTACCGAAATGGAGGCCGCATGAGCCGTGACGTTATCGAACGCATCCGCGACCGCTGGCAAAAGCTCCGCCTCTGCCGGCACCGCGGCACCGTACTGGTTGACTACCGCATACTGAGAAATTTCGTTCGCATCTATCAGACCCTGGGAGAGACAGCATGACGGCTCAATACTTGGAATTTGTTCGCCAGCAGTTGATAGTGGCCACCACCGATCTGAGTGGCGCGACGAAAGGGCAGTTGGTAGCCTTTGCGGAAAACGCGATGTTTGAGGCGACGGCGCGCAGCAGTAAGCGGATGAAGGTAGTCGACCCGGCAACCGGGAGAATGGTTAAGCCGAGCAATCCGCCGGTGCCGGGGAAACAGTCACGCGCCAAAGGCTCAGCAATCGCCCTGGTTCAGCCCGTGGAATATTCAACGGCATCATGGCGCCGGGCTCTGCTGTCGCTGGAAGACCACCAGAAAGCCTGGCTGCTCTGGAATTACAGCGACAATATCCGCTGGGAGCACCAGGAGACGATCACCCGGTGGGCATGGGAGCAATTCAGCGAGAAGCTGGCCGGCGTGCGCATTGCAAAAAAGACAGTCGATCGCCTTCGTCAGCTTATCTGGCTGGCCGCGCAGGATGTCAAAGCCGAGCTGGCAGGGCGGGAGACGTATGAATACCAAAAGCTTGCCGCCCTGGTCGGAGTGACCCCGAAGAACTGGTCAGAAACGTTTACAGAGCGGTGGGAGGAGATGAAAGCCACCTTGCGGAGCCTTGATAGCGATTCTCTTTTGCAGGTTACGCGATCACGTTCACAACAAAAGGCGACAAATTTTGACTCAAGTCTTGCAAAACTGGATTAAATGCGTCATATTTGAGTCTACTTTGATATGCTGCCTTAACTTTAAGTGGCGGCATGAAGAATAAAAAGGCCCTGGCGGAAACGTCGGGGCTTTTGCGTTTCTGGGGGCGGAAAATGTGAAAGATAAACGGATAGACCGCGTTTACAAGCCACAGTCATGATGTGGCCCCGAGTCTCCTTGAGGGAGCCAGACGCAGGTCCAAACTGCGACATACCGCTGGTCAGGGTAATCGAGGAAAAGGGTATGACGGTAAAGCAGCGCGAACGCCAGACGCGCACCGGTTATGAGCGGCGATGAGCGACAAGGTCTCAAGGGCATGAGCGCGGCCACTGCGAGAGTGTGGTTGTGCGATCCGGTCAGGGCTCTTGGGTAGAAACGTGCTGCACGACACGTCGACACCCGCCGCGCAAGAGCCCTGAACCAGATTATATGCGTCAGTTACCCGCTGATCCGCCGCCATTAACATTTTCAGGAACAGTAAGTTCTGGAACGCTACGGCGGGGGCTATAGAGCGTGTGGTTGTCAACAACCCATCCATCATTAACCCATTTAGTAACCTGTTGAGGGTTTACCTCCATGTGACGGGCAAACGCTGATTTATTGCCATTAAAATAATAATCTACGTATTCATCGATCGTCATAGTTGGTTAATAATCCTCAAAGCATTTTTCAACAAAGCGCTCACTTTCTTCATCGACATAGTTGCAACTGTCGTACTGAACATTAAACCCTGCGTCTGTGGCTTTCTTTTCAACGAACTCAAAGAAAGACTTGGCTTCGTCCTTGTCCATGTTGAAACGTGCTTCAGGGTCATAAGTATTGATAGTGATTGTAGTCATTTTCGGTCCCTCGTAATGGCGGCGGAATGCCTGCCTGTGAAAACAATATAATCAAAAAATGACTATACGTAAACGACTTTATAATCAAAAATTGATTATGTTGACTTGAATCATTTTACCTCGTTAGTAACAGGTGATTGGTCAGCGCCGTACCCTCATTGTCAGCCATTGCGCTGACCTTTTTATTATCAGGTCCCGCAGGAATCATCATCGACACGCTTCGTTGTTAAATCCAGCCTGACGGGCCTGACCCCTTTTAAACACACACAGCGCCATCCGTCATTAACGGAGGTGAGGCTTATGCGAATGCCCTACAAACAAGATTTCATCGCCGCTCTGCTGGCAGCTAAGGAGCAGGGTATCGGCGCAATACTGGCTTTCATCATGGCCTATTTGCGGGGCCGCTATAACGGTGGCGCCATGGCGAAGACGCTGATCGATGCGGTCATGTGCGCGATGATCGCCTGGTTCGTCCGCGACCTTCTCGACTTCATTGGCCTGAGCAGCAATCTCGCTTACATCGCCAGTGTCTTCATTGGCTACATCGGTACTGACTCGATCGGCAACCTGATTAAGAAGTTCGCCGCCAGAAAAGCAGGAGTTGATGATGCAAACCAGTCCTGAAGGAATTGCACTGATTAAAGGGTTTGAGGGCTGCCGGCTGACCGCATACCCTGATCCGGGAACGGGTGGTGCGCCGTGGACAATTGGCTATGGCTGGACCCTACCTGTCGACGGTAAACCGATAAGGCCGGGAATGACTATCGATCAAGGCACAGCTGATCGACTACTTAAAACAGGTCTGGTGAGCTACGAAAACGACGTCCTTAAAATTGTGAAGGCGAAGCTAACCCAGGGGCAGTTTGATGCCCTGGTATCGTTCGCTTACAACGTCGGTACGCGCGCACTCTCAACGTCAACTCTGCTGAAAAAGCTCAATGCTGGCGACATCAAAGGTGCTGCTGATGAGTTTCTGCGCTGGAATAAATCTGGCGGCAAAGTCCTGAATGGGCTGACCCGCCGACGTGAGGCGGAGCGCGCTCTGTTCCTGTCGTGATTGGGGTACTGGTAAGGCGTTACTGGTTGCAGCTACTGGTTATAGCGTTAATCGGCGGGTTGGCATTCTTCATGAACCATTACCGTGACAACGCCATCACCTTCAAAGAGCAGCGTGATAAAGCAATGGTCAGGGCGGAAACCGCCGAGACCGTTAGCAATAGCGTAGTCACCGCAATGAACCTCATCAATGACATTTCCCGGGTAACCCAGAATGCAAAGACCGAACTTTCCCAGGCAAGTGAGCAGCGTGTTATCTACATCAGGCAGGCGCTTGAAGGCGATCAGTGTTCTAAGCAGCTTGTTCCTGCTGCCGCTGCTGACAGCTTGCGGGAATACGCGGACGGTTTACGTGCCGGCGCCGGTGGTACCGATAAGCGCTGACCTTACTGCAGACACACCGATCCCCGGAATGGAGGCTCCGTTCACGTGGCAGGCTAGTCTGGAGTTAAACGCGAAGCTTTACTCTGCGCTGGGGCAGTGCAATCTGGATAAGGCGGGGATTAGAAAGGTAGAGGAAGAACGCCGTAGTACTTTGCAATGATGCTGCAGATTAGGATGACGATGGCATTAATTGCCGGGGCAAACGGTGCCAATGAGTTTAGTACTTCTAACATGTATACCTCCTTGGTTGTGAATGGTTGTCAGTGCTTCTCTTGTGTAACTTATTTCCCCCTGTGACCGTTCCTACTCGTGTAACATTAAAGGCCTGGAGCGGTTGTTTTTCGTTCTATACTCGCCACTACTGAGTGTCCAACATGTTGGATGCACCTCCCTATAGTGCTACCTAATTACTTCTGAGCATCATTTGTCTCTTACAGGAGACAAGGCCATTCACGCCTCCAGGCGAAAAGAAAGCAGTAATGGCGCGGCTCTAAGGGGCGGTGCTGAACAGATAAAATAAGGAATGGAGTATGAGCAAACCCGACTGGGAGGCCATCGAGACGGCGTACCGGGCCGGGGTGATGTCCCTTCGTGAAATCGCATCGCAGCACGGCATTAGCGAAGGCGCTATCCGTAAGCGTGCCAAGCGTGACGACTGGTCGCGCGACCTGAATGCGAAAATTCAGCAAAAGGCTGACGACTTGGTACGCAAGCGGGAGGTACGCAGGACGGTACGCAACGAAAGCACTTTGACCGAACGCGTACTGATAGAGGCGACAGCCGAGGTTATTGCAACGGTACGCATGGAGCACCGGGGTGACATCCGGAGGGCTCGCGAACTGACCAACACGCTATTCGATGAATTGGCCGGAGAGTGTGGCAATGTGGCCGCGCTTGAAGACCTGGGCGAGATGATGCGATCGCCTGATGACAAAGATATGGATAAGCTCAACGATCTCTACCACAAAATAATCAGTCTTCCTTCCCGCGTTAAATCCATGAAAGACCTGAGCGACAGCCTGAAAACGCTTATCGGCCTCGAACGAGAGGCATACAGCATTGAGAATAAGGCTGAAACGAAAGAGGTTACGCATAACGTCATGCTGGTACCAACCAGCGATAACGTGGATGACTGGGAAGCGGCGGCGCAGAAACAACAGAGTGAGGTGCTCGGTGGATGAATTACAAAGCTGTATGGAAGCCACTGCCTGGATCACAGTCACTGGCTCTGAGTTGCCCGTGTAACGAAATACTTTTCGAAGGTACTCGCGGACCCGGTAAAACTGCTGCCCAGCTAGCTCGGTTCCGGCGCAATGTTGGCGTGGGCTATGGCTCGTTCTGGCGTGGCGTCATCTTCGATACCGAATACAAGAACCTTGCCGACATTATCACGCAGTCGAAGCGTATGTTTCGTCTGTTCAACGATGGTGCTCGATATCTGTCATCTGCGAGCGAATTGCGATGGGTATGGCCAACAGGTGAGGAGCTTCTCTTCCGCTTCGGCAAAGAGGCGGACGACTACTGGGATTTTCACGGGCAGGAATTCCCGTTCATTGGCTTTAACGAGCTGACGAAACAGCAGTCCCCTGAATTCTACGAAATGATGTTCTCCTGCCGACGCTCATCGTTCAGGCCGGAAAACTACCCGCTGGATAATGGCAAGTTACTTAAGCCGATCCCGCTGGAAACATTCAGCACGACCAACCCGTTTGGCATCGGGCATACCTGGGTGAAGAAACGCTTCATTGAGCCAGCGCCTCGCGGAACAGTGCAGCGAGACCGGCAAATGGTGTTCAACCCTCAGACAGAACGAGAAGAGGAAATCACGCTTACCCGCGTAGCTATCCACGGATCGTTTAAAGAGAACCCGTACCTCGACCCGCAGTACATCGCGACCCTGATGGCCATCAAAGACCCAAACCGCCGCAAAGCGTGGGTGGAGGGCTCCTGGGATGTGACCAGTGGCGGGAGATTTGACCATCTGTGGAATGAAGCGCTGCACGTAATTAAGCCGTTCCGCATCCCGGATAGCTGGACCGTCGATCGCTCTCATGACTGGGGTGAGTCGAAGCCGTTCTCTAACCTCTGGTGGGCTCAGGCCGATGGAACAGCCGCAGAGCTGTCTGATGGTCGACAGTTCTGCCCGCCTGCCGGTTCCCTTATCCTGATCGGTGAATGGTACGGATGCCCGCCTGACGAGCTCAACAAGGGCCTGAATATGTCATCCACTAACGTTGCGAAAGGCGTGGCGTGGATTGACAAGCGGCTGGTTGGTGAAGACGTCAACGAACCTGAAGAGATTCAAATCGACGGTGTCACGCAGGGCCAACTGAACATTGTTCCTGGAATATGCTCGGAAGTTATCCCGGGCCCGGCTGATAGCGCCATTTTCAACACTGGGGACGATGAGTTATCGATCGGTCAGAAAATGGAGAATCAGGGCGTCGAATGGCTGGAGGCCAATAAGAAGCCTGGCTCGCGAGTCAACGGAGCCTCGGTATTCGCTGACATGCTTGAGGCTGTCGTTGAGGGCAAAAAGCTGGAGTCTGGCATCCCGGAGAAGCCTGCCTTTTATGTGTTCGAGCATTGCCGAGGCTGGATTAGCCGCATTCCAGTGCTAGTTCGCGACAGCAAAAACCCAGATGACGTAGATACCCAGCAAGAAGACCACGATTGGGATGCAACCCGTTACCGCGTGCTGCACTCTCCTCGCCGTTCAGGGGCGATATTCTTCACATAAGGACAACTCAGTGAGTAACGATACAGAAATGCAAGTCCTCGCTGGGCTGATTGTGAATAGCCTCAACGAGGTCTCGCGATCTCGACAGCTTTATGCGACTGGTTTCAACAGATCAGGTAATACCAAGCGGCACCATCTGTGGTGTGAATTTGGCTATCCTGAGCGTCTCGACTTTGACCACTTTTACAACATGTATGAGCGCAATGGCGCCGCATTCGGTGCCGTCCATAAATTGCTCGATGCATGCTGGTCTGATAATCCTGTAATAGTTGATGGTGATGAGACGAAGAAGTCCAAAAAGTCGACACCTTGGGAAAAGAAAGTCACCAAGCTCATGAAGAAGTACTGGGCTAAGGTGAAGGACGCGGATAGACGAAACCTTGTCGGGCACTACTCAGCTCTCATCCTCCAGTTTGCAGATAGCCGGGAATGGTATGAACCAGTAAATCGCGAGGTTATGCGAAATTCGCGTGAGCGCGGCTTAGTGAAGATGATTCCAGCATGGGAATCTCAGGTTAAGCCAGGAGAGTTGGAGCAGGATCAGAAGTCTTCTAACTACGCCATGCCGAAGTTTTATTATTTCCAGGAGCAACCTGTTGGGGATAATGGGAATATTGTCGGACCGATGCGTTCCATCAAAATCCACCCTGAACGTATCATCATGTTTTGCGAAGGTTCGGAAGATGAATCTTCTTTGGCTGGCATTCCTTTCTTGCGTGCAGGTTATAACGACCTTCTGGACATGGCGAAAACCTCCGGCGGCAGCGCTGAGGGGTTCCTGAAAAATGCCAGCAGGCAGCTCGGCATCAACATGTCGAAAGACACCAAGATTGAAAAAATCATGGATGACGCCAAGAAGGCTGGATATTCAGGCCTGGCTGAGGCACTAAACGCCGCTATCCAGAAGCTTAACTCGGGAACCGATTCGGCTTTGGTTACCCAGGATGGTGAGGCTAAAGTCCTTTCTGTCGCCGCCGCCGATCCCAGCCCTACATGGACAGTGTCAGCGAACCAGTTTTCCTCTTCAGTTCAGATTCCTTTCACCATCCTGTTTGGTCAGCAAACAGGGAGGCTTGCTTCTGATGAGGACAAAAAAGATTTTGCCAAACGCTGTAACGGGAGGAGAAATGGATTCCAGACAGACCGTGTTACCGCGGTCATCGAGAGACTGTGGACAGTAGAGGTTATCGATCCGCCTAAGTCAGGAGAAATAACGTTAACCTGGTCTGATCTGCTCGCGCCAAGTGAGAAAGAGAAGATTGCCAACATGAAGGAAATGGCTGCAGTCGCGAAGGATACCCAGCAAGCCTACGGCACCCCTGCTGTCGATGAGAATGAGGTCAGGGAGGCGGGGGAGCTCGAACCGCGCGAAGAAGTGAAAACTCCGGACCCAAACCAAAAGGTAACTACCGATGATCCTCTTTCCGATGAATCCGGAGCAAAAGGCGAAAGTCGGGACGCCAGTAGTGCCACGCAGCAAGGTTGACCCGACCCGATCGGCCAAGCAGGTAACCGCGATGTACCGGGATATCGAGGATCGGTATCTCGGCATCAAGCGCGCACTTAAAGCGTTGTTCGACCAGCGCCTTACCGGGCGTGAGCGAGAGGTAAACAGCCATGACTGGCACTTCCTTTGCCATGACCACGGTGAGGATGTTCGGCTCTATCAAGTCAATGCCGGCAAGTTTATCTACGACATGTCAGCCCAGGAACTGGCCGACCTGCTCGAAGCTGTACAGGTTATTCTCGACGATTACCTGCTGGAAGGCGGCGAGAAAAACCTGTGGGCGATGGATTACGTCGCCGCAGAGGCGCAACGCGGCACACTGGAGGCATTCAACAACCTGTCGCAGCAGTCGCAGGTGTACGCCAGCCAGACAACGCTACAGCAGCTTTTAAGCAGCCCCGGTTATCTGAACCAGATAGCGGCGGCCAGGCTGACTACTTTTAGCGACTGGAAGGTCATCAGCGACACCGCCCGCGGCGATCTGACCAACATCATTACCGATGCGGTCGCGCGCGGGGTGAATCCTCGCGAGACGGCCAGCGTCATCAGCAAGCGCCTCGATGTATCGATGTCGAAGGCCAAGACCATTGCTCAGACTGAGCAGGTCGGCGCTCTGCGGCAGGCGCAGTGGAACGAAACCGACTGGGCTGCCGACAGGCTGGGGATGAATACCGGGCTTCTGTGGCTGTCAGCGCTCAAACCGACGACGCGCAGTTGGCACGCCAGCCGCCACGGTAAGGTCTACACCACCGAGCAGGTGCGAGACTTCTACGCCGAGAACGGAAACCGGTACAACTGCTATTGCAGCCAGATTCCGGTGCTGCTTAACGACGACGGCAGCATTTTCAATCAGGGGTTAGCTGAGAAGCTGGAGAAAGAGCGTAAACAGTGGACCCCGGATAAAAAGGCAGCATAGTTATTTTTTGCATGGATATTTAGCATTCAGGTAAATCATGATTATGGAGCTAGCCTGTTTATCTCGGATGCCGGGGTTGCTTTTTAGATATTCACCGACCATGTCGCCGATTTGCCCTCTTGTGATTTTGTCACCAGTGCAAACGGCAAAGCCTTCTAGAGCGTCCCACACGCCGGTTACGTACCCCAAATACTCACTTGCATCTACTAAATCTTTTTCACTTGGTGATGCTTGTTCGGCACGGATTGACGCTTTGTAGAGTTCATAAAGCTCATTGCCAGTTATGAAACCTGCCTTGGCTGGGAGGGCGACTACAAACACTAAGGGCAGTAACCATTTTTTCATTTTAATAATCCAAAGGGTTAAACATGAACCTTACCAGTATTCATGTTAAATCCCTCGCCATCAACGCCTCCAACATCTCAACGACAACCATCAACGGCCAGGAGCACTACGTCATTCGTAGTGCGGTTCCGATCGTCGATGACATTGTTATGAATGGCGGCCTGTACCCGGCGGAGGAGATTAACAAGAGCTACCAGACGATGGAAGGCAAGCTGATGCCTCTTCCGCACCCGATGGTAGATGGCAAATATGTCAGCGCCAATGACCCGCGGGCCATTAACAGCTATCACGTCGGAGCATGGGCGCAGAACGTCAGCAAGTCTGGCGACCAGGTCGTCATGGACGTTTATATCAATAAGGCGGTCGCCGAGACAAAGCCTGACGGTAAGCGTCTGATTAACCGCCTCGATGAGATGATCGCCGGCACCAACACCGACCCGATCCACCTTTCTACCGGCTTACTCACGAACAAAGAGAGAAAATCAGGCGAGTCGAAGCAGAAGAAGTACTCATGGATCGCTCGCAATATGCAGTTCGACCATATCGCTATCCTGCTCGATGAGCCTGGCGCCGGTACTCCAGAAGAAGGCGTCGGCATGTTCGTGAATACCGATGGTCAGGAAGGCGAAGTCGAAACGGCAAGCCTCGTTGAAGCCGCAAATAGCCTCAAAGATGGGCTGCTGAACAAAGTGAAGTTCTTCCTCACCCATAACTCAGATGCCTCATTCGATGAAATCTACCAGATGCTGCGTGAAGCCATTCGCGCGCCGTCAGGCAGCGATGTTTATCGCTATGTCGTGACCGTATGGCCAGACAAATTCATTTTCGAAGAGGGCAATAAGCTCTTCCAGCAAAAATACCTCATCGACGACAGCACAGTCACGCTGGTCGGCGATCCAGTAGAGGTCGTGCGCAAACCCACTGAGTACGAAGTCAAAACCAACGGAGAAACAAACCCGATGAAAGAGAAGATGATCGCCGCGCTCAATGCCGCAGGCGTTAAAACCGAGGGGCTGACCGACGATCAGGTCTGGGATGCCTATAACCAGCAGGTACAGAAGAAAGCAGGCGACCAGCCGGGTACTCAGATTAACTCTGACGCGATTACCGCAGCAGTAAATCTGGCGATTAAGCCGCTGACTGACGAGATCAGTACGCTGAAAACTCAGCTGCAGGCCAACGCTGAAAAAGACCTCAAGACCAAGCGTGAAGCGGTCAAAGCGAAATTCCCGTTCATGACCGAAGCGGCGATCAACTCGCTGGCCGGCGAAGCGCTGAACGACATGTATGCGCAGTGCCAAACCAGCACTGGTCTGAACCCGGCATTCCAGGGGAATGGCGCTCAGAGTGAAATCCTTTCTATGGAGGCTCCTGAATAATGGCTCTCGCACCTCGTTTCCATACCGTAATCGCGGGCCCGGCCCGCAAGAATGACCCACAGGTCATTGAAGCAATCATGGCGGCGGCAGTGAAGCCTGGGTCTCTGGTAATGCTGGATAGCACAGGGAAACTGGCCGTTCACAATGTGGCCGGTGGTGCAGGCGTTGCCCTGGCGCTCCAGCACAATTATATCGGCGGCGGTGATATCCGCGATGCAGTGCCGGCCGGGGATGCTGGCGCGGCCATCATGTGCGAAGACGATGTCGATTACCACATGCTGGTAAAAGCCGGCGAAGTGTTGCTGGAAAACGAAGGTCTGGTTTCTGCCGGTGACGGCACACTGGCCAAGTCGACCACTCCAGCAACCGACCAGGTCCTCTTCTTTTCACGCGAAAAGATCACCGTTGGTGCTGAAGCCCAGCTCGTGAAAGTTCGCAAATCAGGGAAAGCTACCGCATGAGCATGATCGTATTTAACAAAAAGCTGGTTACTGAACATAACCAGATCAAGAAGGCATGGAATCAGCTGCTGATGCAGCGCGAATCCTTCAACGTTAACCAGAACAACATTTCCGCCCAGTACGGCGGCGCGCTGGAAGTTAACCAGGCTGCGCTGATTTCTAAAGACTACTGGCGTGAAGTGGACAACATCACCACCCGAGTCTTCCGCAACGACGAAGGCAACGGCCTGCTTGATGACCTGCTCGGTCTCGGTACGCCGATCTCTATCGGCAAGACGGCTGCGCTGTACCGCGTTTCCAGTGACGCTGGCAAGGTTCATCGCTCACTGACTGGCCATGTTCCGGAAGAGCTGGATAAAGTCATCTACGACGAAGCTGGCGACCCAATCCCGATTTTCAACACTGGCTACGGCCGTGAATGGCGTGAATGGAACGGCATGCAGTCGGAAAACCTCGACGCGATGGCTGACGATCAGGAAGCGCACGTTGCCGCTATCCGTGAAGACATGGCTGACTACATGCTTTCTGGTGACGGGAAAGTGAAGGTGAAGGGTTATGTCGGTGCTGGTATCACCAACCACGCCAACACCAACCAGGTGGATCTGAGTGCATCTGGTCTGAATATTGACCTGACCACCTCTACTCCTGATGAATCAGTGGCATTCTTCACCGGCCCGTTCGCCAAGCTTCTGGATGATAACTACGTGCAGGAGAAGGTTAAGTTGTGGGCGTCTCCGGACATCATGCGCAACCTGAACCGACCGTATTCCGATGCCGCGGGCTTCAAAGAAGGCACTGTGCTGGAATACATCCTGCGCTATGGTCGCATCGAGTCCTTCAACCAGACCTTTAAGCTGACCGGTAACCACTTCATTGCGTACGTTCGCAACTCGCAGTACATCAAGACGCGCATCGCCGCGCCGGTGGGTACCTTCATGATCCCGCGACAGAATCCGTTCGACAACTACAACACTCTGGTCTGGAGTGCTGTTGGTCTGCAGATTAAGCGTGATTTCAACGGTCGCTCTAAAGTCTTCAACGCACAGGGTTAAGGGGCTTCGGCCCCTTTCTTTGGGAGAAAGCATGAAAACGTTAAAGGTCGAGAAAACCGGCTGCTGGGGCATGATTGATGGCGTCTTCCAGCAACTTCCTGTTGGTCACGAATTCGTCGCGGCGGACGTTCCTGCAGCTTTTGCTGGTCGTGTGTCGGTGGTGGGCGAAGTGGAAGAGCAAGCGCTGGAAGTGGCTACGCCGGGTAATGATGCTGCAGAGCAGGCAGAGCAGGCAGAGCAGGCAGAGCAGGCAGAGCAGGCAGAGCAGCAGGAAGAATCTGTCAGCAAATCGAAGAAGGCGAAATAACCATGGCTGACCCAATCACAGCGGCAGACGTGCAGGCGTTCCTCGGTGAGTTGGGTTACGCCATCCCCGCCTCGCTGCTCGATCCGATTCTCTGCGTGGTGAACAAGATTATCCCGTGCCTCGATGGTGCAGGGTATGACGACTGCACGGCAAAGCTCATCCTGATGTATGCCGCTGCGCTCATGGCGACGTCTTCCGGTGCCCGGCGAATAAAATCGCAGGGGGCGCCATCAGGAGCGTCGCGCTCGTTCGACTACGGAGATGACGGCATTACCTGGCTGCGCGACACTCTGGCGAAACTGGATACCAGCGGCTGCACCGGTGAGTTGCCAATCAGCGCCGGCAACAGTGTGGGCCTGTTTATGGTGGTCGGGGGCTGCTAATGGCGTGGGTTTCAGTTCAGCAACGGCTGCCGCGGGCTTTTACCCGGGTGTGGGTGATCACCGATGCCGGCCAGCAAACCACAGCATATGTGAAAAGCGACGGCGAGTGGTTCATCAACTGCGACCGTATACGCGCCACAGGCGCTGTTGTGCTGCGATGGAGGGATGACTGATGTCATCGGTAGCCAATTGGTCATACACCGCGACGGCGACAATCTGGCGGCGCATACGCGATGCCGACGGTAGTGATACCGACGGTGGAGGTCAGCCGTATGGGTGGGAAGCACCGATCGCTATCCTCTGCGACTACCAAGGTGGTCTCTCTGCAAAAATCGGTGACCTCGGCCGGGAGATCGTGGTTAAAAACACGATATGGACCGAGTACGCAACGGCGCGGGAAGGAGATTACATCCTGATTGGCGCTTCGACCGATGCAGCACCGCCGGATGAGGCCGATGAGATTCGGCAGATCGTCCAGTTCGCAGATACGTTCGAGCGACTGGCGGACGATTTCGCACTTATAACGGGAGTCTGATTATGGGCGCTAAAGTTCGCGGCATCCGCCAGGCCAAGGCCAACCTCGATCGCATCATCAAAGACGTCCAGGGGCGTAAAGTCGTGCGAGCAATCCAGTCTGCGATGCTTATTGGCAGTGCGCAGGCTGCGCTTTACACCCCGATCGATACGTCGACGCTCATCAACAGCCAGTTCAGAGAAATCATGGCTAACGGTACCAGGGTAACCGGGCGCGTTGGTTACTCTGCTTCTTATGCGGTGTTCGTTCACGACCCGGCAGTGAAACAGAACTTCACGCGAGCAACGGCCCGTAAGGAGTTCTTAACGAAGGGCTTCGAGGATACCCGCAGCCAGATTGACGCGGTGGTGAAGAAGGAGCTTTCGCTATGACCCCTCCGATGTATATGCGCCTAAAAGACCTGTTTGTGGCTGAGGGGCTTACCGCGGGGTTTAAGGTCCAGTGGCGGCAATGGCGCGATACCGGGAAAGATACCGATCAGTTCATCGTATTCAGGTCTTCAGGCGGCACCGATATCACCTTTGACCTCGGCGGCGACTGGTATGTGATGGTTGATGTGATCTCCTCGAAGGCCAATCCCGATGCTGCTGACGCCGCGGTAAACGCCATTGTCGAGTACATCAGCGCGCAATCCGGCGCCGATGATTGCGTAGGCGCGCTGCGGCTTGTCGGCAATGTCCCTGCGCCGATCCCTACCGAAGAGGGCCGTTTAGTAACCCGGCTGCTCGTATCCTGCACTTACGGCGAATAATCGTCAGAATCACCCATCAGGCTGCCATATGGCGGCCTTTTTTAATTGAGAGGCATACATGCAAGGCTGCGCTAATGACACCGGCAAGCTGATTGGTAAGGTGGCCGTGCTCCGCATGGCTTTTGGCTGTGCTGATACGGTTCCTGCGCTTTCTGAATGGAAGCGACTCGGCGCCATGACCACCAAGGGCTTTGACTACTCCATGAATACCGTCTCCTCTGAGGCTGACGATACGAAAGGTATGGTTGAGAACCTGGTCAACAATATGGACTTCACCATCTCAGGAGAAGGTGAGTTCCGCAAGAAAGACAAGACGACGGAAGTCGGCGCTATTGCCATCTCGAAATATATTTTCGATGAAGTGCAGGCAGGCCGTCAGCCGACAGTCTGGGTCCGCTTCGACTTCACTGGTGAAGACGCTGGCACTTATATCATGGGCTACTTCAACACCACCTCCTGGTCTGGTGATTTCGGCACCTCGGATATTTCCACCTTCTCCGGAGAGTGGAAAGTAGCTGATGCAGACACCGTGGTATTTGAGGTCGCTCCGCCGGCGCTGGCGTTTACTACTAACCTGCCGACGACCAAGAGCGTGGCGGCCGGATCGGCTCTGAATATGTCGGTAGTGGTTGAGGGTGGCAGAGCGCCTTACACCTACGTCTGGAAGAAAGACGGCACGGTTGTCAGCGGGCAAACAACGGCGACCTTCAACAAGGCCAGCGCTGTTTCCGGTGATGCCGGGGCCTATACCTGTGAAGTTACCGATTCTTCCGCGACTCCAGTCACGATCACTTCTGCATCCTGCGCGGTCACTATCAGTTAACCACCAGGCTATTTCGTGAATAGTACAAAGGGCGTTTATGCGCCCTTGATACTGTTTATGGAGCGACTATGACCCCGATTAAAGAATTAGGCGAATGCGTTATCGGTACCGGTGATCGGGAATTCTTTTTCCGGCCGTCGTTTCGCAACATGGCACGCATTGGAGAGCCGGAGGAGATTGTTCAGGCGTTCTATGACCTGTGCAATGATGAGGCGACGCCATTCGTGCGGCGCGTATCTGAGGCCTATATCCGCGATGAGTACAGCCGAATTCCTGATTGCGTCCTGCGGTTTATGCAAAGCGGGCTCCTGTCACGCAAAGCGATCATGGCTGCTCACACGGTACTGACAGCATGTTGTGACGATGATATCGGCGATTTGGTTGGATGGATGAAGCCGGGGAAATCACGCAAGCGTGGCTTTGTCTGGCGCCCGGGCAGCATGCCGCCGGAAAGTATGGTCATTGTCGCGCAAAACCTGATGATGCACGGCATCATCGGCAAAGCGAAGGTGCGTAAGCTGCAGCGTTACGAAACGAACGAGACAACCGCAGAATTCCGTGCTGCCGACTACATCATGGCGGCGCGTAACCATTTCGGCATAAGCCGGGAAGAGGCAGAGAACCTCACGATGACAGAGTTCGCTATGATGATTAACGCCAAATACCCCAATCAGAACGGCTTCACGCGCGAAGAGTACGACACGGTCATGGACGAAGACGATCGCCGCTGGCAGGCGATGATGCAGCAGGAGAGATAGAGTACTTAAGGGTATTTTTATTGTCCGAATGATACTGTGCGTGATCGATGGCACATACCGCACAAATTGTGAGATCGATTTAACCCCCTCTAAAACGAAGCCAGAAGCGCTACAAGAGGCGATGATTTGAGGTGTGTCCTGGTACACGTCTATTTTGTGCTTTTTTGAGTGACATTTAAGGCCATTTTGAACACGCTAGATTCAACCAAAGGTTGAAGGATTGACCTTGAGGTAATAAACTCAGAATCAATAAAACGATATGTATACATCAATTTTCCGTTCTGTATTTTGTAAGTGATTGAGGTTCAATATGTTTAGCGAAGAAAAAGTGGCTCAGATGGCTGCTTACCTGCTACTTAAACGCGGCGGGCGCATGGCATATCTGAAGCTTATGAAGCTGCTATACTTGGCAAACCGGCAGTCAATGATTCGCCATGGTCGCATGATGGGTGAAGACAAGCTTTACTCAATGCCCCACGGTCCGGTTATGTCAACTACACTGGATCTGATTCGTGGTCGCGCTGACATTGATGGTGACTACTGGTATCGTTTGATAAAAACCGATCATCATGACGTCTGCTTACGAACCGACCCTCGAGAGATGGACGCTGATGAAGTCTTCGATGAATTGAGCAGGGCAGATATCCGCATTTTGGATGAAATATATGCACAATATGGGCATATGAACAGATATGAATTGCGCGATATGACTCATCTTAGAAACGTTTGCCCTGAGTGGCATGACCCGCATGGCTCACGAACTCTTATAGATGTACGTGAAATATTTATCGATGCTGGGAAAACTCCTGAAGAAGTAGAGAATATACTTAGGAGTATGCGTGAGTCACAAGAACTTAAGGAGTTTTCTTCTCAATTGTCATGAGCACATTTCAACCTTATCGAAAAGGAACGGTTTTGGCTCCAAGTGGGCCATGCAATCATCTTCATGTGATATGCAACGATCCTGTTTATTATCCAGTTAACGACTGTTACTGTATATTGGTTGTTAATGTGTCAAGCATTAAGCCTGGCGTGCCGCATGATGACGCATGTGTTCTCCAACCCGGTGATCACAGGTTTATCCAACATCCGAGCTATATCGTTTATGCTGAAGCTGTAATTTGGCGCATTGATAATTTAGAAAGAAAACACGCAGCTGGCGAAGTTACGACTCATGACGATATGGCTGAAGCTGTTTTTGACAGAATCCTGTCTGGTTTTGACATTTCGGAACAAGCAAAACCGAAGATGATAAGGTTCAAAGAAAGATACTGCACCAATGCTCAGTTAATTGATCAGCCTGAGCCAGATGATGGATTGACAGGAACCTAAGCAAAAACCCACCGTTGGTGGGTTTTTGCTTTGGAGGGTTGCTTCATTGCCCGAGCAGCTTTGATAACCCTGCAGTCGTCACGGCTTGTACCACGGTTTTAATGGCTTCCGTCGACATTTCGCCGAGAGTCGACTTGGCTTTTTCCTTCTGTTCGTCGTTCATGTTTGAAATGGCGATCAGGTCTTCGAGTACGACCACTGCGTCACGATGAAGCTTTATAGTCTGGACGTTCAGGATCGCTGATAGACCACCATCATTGAGCATGAAGTCGATGCCTTTTGCTGTTGCGGTGATCCGGGTGAGGATGGAGCGGTCCTTAAGAATAATGGAGCTGTGATTTTTAATTAGTCCGTGTTCGCACAGGTAATTTATGTTAGCTAATAGCTTCTGAATGTTGCTTTCTGCACATTCTGCTACTTCCGTAAGGTTAAATTGTTCGAGAAGAGGTGCGGCTGGATAGCTATCTACGCAAGCCTGTAGTATTTCTCGCTGAAGTTTACGGTCAAACTTATCCATGATGATTCCTTGGTTGATGCCTGCTTCAAGATTACCTTGCTATCGTACCGCTGAACATCCTGATAAGCGAACAGGTTGCTTTGTCGTATCGCTTCCCCTCTGCTACGATTGCCGCATCATTTACTGATGGGGATAGGGATATGAAAAAGGTTCTATTGGTTGCAGCAATAGCGGTTGTACTTGCCGGTTGTGCTTCTGGCGGCAATAAGTCGATTGAGCAAGAAACGCAGATTGGCGTTCAGAGTAAAATAATCAAAGGAAAGACGACGAAGCAAGAGGTTAAGGCTGCATATGGAGATCCAACTGGGGTATCAATCTCCAGTGATGGGAAAGAACAGTGGCACTATGTTTTCACAAACACACAGGTCAGCGGGAAAGCATTTATTCCCATCTATGGACTATTTGATAACGGCGCTACTACCAACATGAAGCAGCTTATAATCGTGTTTAAGGGCGATATTGTAGATAATTACTTATTTAATAATTCAAATACAGAAGTTAAATCAGGCCTCATAAACTAACCAAGTTCCATGTTATAGACCTCGCTCCGGCGGGGTTTTTTATTGCCCGGAGATAGCAAATGGCTGAGAACGCTGGCGGTATTTATTACGACATTGAAATGGATGTGCGCGGGCTACTTACCGCTCAGCAGCGCGTTAACCAGCGCCTTGATCTGATGGAACGGGGATTTGATAAAACATCACGCTCTATTGACACCACTGAGCGCTCTATGTCGAGCTTGTCCCGTGTTGCGGTTGCACTGACAGCAGCTCTTTCTGTCCAGCAGGTGGCTGAATATGCTGACGCATGGGCCACGGTTAATAACAAATTATCCAACTCTCTTCGGCCATCAGAGCAGTTAGCAGACGTAACCCAGCGAGTTTTTGATGTTACTCAGGCTACCAGAAGTAGTCTGGATGCAACTGCTACATTGTATGCTCGACTGGAAAGAGGGACGCGGCAGTACAATACATCAGCCGAAGATCTGGCAAAGCTCACCACAATAATTAACCAAGGTTTTGTCGTTTCCGGCGCTACAGCCCAGGAAGCAGAAAACGCAATCATCCAGTTGTCCCAAGGTATTGCCTCTGGTGTTCTGAGGGGGGAGGAATTCAACTCGGTAGCTGAGCAGGGTAGTCGCCTTATGGTTGCCTTGGCTGATTCTTTAGGTGTTGGTATTGGCGAGTTGAGGGCGATGGCGGCTCAAGGCAAGCTAACTACTGACGTAGTGGTTAAGGGTCTTTTATCTCAGGGATCGGTTATCGGAGCTGAGTTTGCTAACACAACCACGACTATCAGCCAGGCTCTTCAGGTTGCGGGCAATAACATCACTAAGTTTTTCGGCGAAAACTCTACCGTAAAAACCGGTGTGGCAATTTTCAGTGATGCGGTCGTTACTATCGGTGAAAATATCGGCGGCCTGAGCGCTTTGCTGACAGGCGTCGCGGCTATTCTTGGGAGTCGGTATGTCGGCGCCTTAACTATGGCTACTGCGGCTAAAATCAAAGCAGCTGCCGCATCACGCACGCTTTCAGCAGAAGAATCATTAGCAGCTCAGGCTTCCGCGAATAAAGCAGCGGCAGACCTCAGGGCTGCAGCGGTCGCAAAACAACGGGCCTTAGATGAGATAAGGCTCGCAGAAATGATGCGCCTTACTGCTATCAGCGAAACCAACGCTGCGGCAGCTGAACAGCGCTTGTCCGTTGCCAGGGTTGCGGCTGCCGGTGCGGTTGATAATTATAATCGAGCACTGGCGGCAAACAGGGCTGCTCAAATGGCTCTCTCATCTGGTGCCAGCCTTGCTAGCAGGGCTCTCGGGTTAATTGGTGGGCCTGCCGGAGCGGCAATGCTTGCTGCTAGTGCAATCCTTTACTTTTCACAGCGCGCAAAAGAGGCCAGGAATGACGCTAATGCCCTTGCAGATAGCGTTAACGATCTGAGCTCAAAATTCCAGACGATGTCGCATACAGAGCTGGCGGCAACGATAGGAAAGCTAAGCCAAAGCCTGCCTGAATTAAGTGACGCGGTATCAGACGCACAAAAGGAATTCAATGACGCGACATCGGCTGTCCAGCGACAGCAGCGAGAAATTGCAAACTGGGGTACGAATACAACGAGAGGGCGGCAGGCTGCCGAGGCGCTTAGCGGCGCACAGGATAACCTAGCTATAGCTACCCTTGAGCTGGAGAAGGCCCAGAACAGACTGAGTCAGACCCAAAACGCCATTAACATTGGCCGCGCTACGCTAAACGGAACGATGAAGCAAGGTATCGATTTGCTGCGCAGGGATGGGCAGGAAGCGGGAATTGCTGCCGGCATGATGAGCAAGTTGGGAGATATGATTAATTTTGCGGCCAAGGCAAAAGACAAATTCAACTCCAGCAGCCTCATGGTTGAACGCCCGAAAGATGTTCAGGAGTATCTGGATAAGCTACAGGATCAGGTAACACTTCAGAGCGAGCTTAATGACAGGAAGCGAGCGCAATTAAGGGCTGAGCAGGACATTAGGAAACTCGGTGGATCAGAGGCGGATGTTAACCTTGCTCGTGACAGAGCAGCAGCTGAATTCGATGCTCAACAAGCGCAGCAAAATAACAAAAAGGCCACCAAGGAAGCGGAATCTGAGGCTAAGAAACTTGCTAACCAGCAGGAATCGGTAAACCAAAAACTTGAAAATCTGCGCCAGCAATCAGAGCTCGCTGCTGGCTCAACGCAGGAGTTAAGCCGGGAGCAGGCAGTATTACAGGCTCAGCAATCACTAGGTAAGGGAGCCACCCAAGAGCAAATTGCTCTTGCCGGTAAATACCGTGGAGAAATATGGGATACGGCTAATGCCCTCAAAGCCCAGGCTGCGGCAGAAAAACTGCTCCCTGAAGCCAGAGAGAATGCGTCTTACCAGCAGGATGTTAAAGATCTGCAAACTGCACTGGCCGCCAAAAAAATCACTCAGCAGCAGTACAATCAGACCAGTGAGCAACTGGAGGCTCAGCACCAGGTTAATCTGGCTAAGATACGCGCTCAGCAAACTGTAAGCCCCATGCAGGAAGCTCGGGGGCAGATTGACCCTGTCCAACAGCTGGCTAATCAGCATGCTCAGGAGTTGGCTCTCATCCAGCAGTTCGAAACGCAGAAGGGGCAGATAACCCAGCGCGGTCTTGAACTGATGAATGCCGCTAACACTCAGTACGAACAACAGCGCATAGCGGCGCAGTGGGAGATATGGAGGCAACAAAACGCAGGATATGAGGTAGCTGCTGCGGCATTTGATTCATTTGCAGGAAACGCCTCTAATGCCCTCACTGGCATACTCACTGGCAGTATGTCTGTCAGCGAAGCCATGAGCTCACTCGGATCAACTGTCCTAAACAGCGTTATCAACTCCTTTGTCCAGATGGGAGTTGAGTGGTTGAAGTCTGTAATTATGGGGCAGGCTGGAATGACCGCCGCTTCTGGAATGGCTATTGCGCAAGGGCAACTAATAGCCGCATCCATGGCTCCGGCTGCTGCAATGACCTCCCTTGCCACGGCTGGCGCTAACGCTATCCCCGCTCAGGCAGGAATAGCTTCAACAGTTGGCATGGCGCAGGCCCTTTCAATAGCCGGCGCTCGCTACAACGGCGGCCCGGTATCAGCTGGCGGCCTGTATCAGGTCGGCGAAAAAGGTAAACCAGAGATTTACCAGGCCAGCACCGGCAAGCAGTACATGATCCCCGGCGATAACGGCAAGGTCATCAGCAATAAGGATATGAATGGCGGCCAGGTCCAGGTAAACATCCAGTTTTATGACCAGACCAGTGGCGGACAGCATTCATTCCAGGCGCAGGCCAGCCAGGAAGGTGGTGTTGTGACAGTGGAAGCTTTTCTTACCGATGTTGATCGCAATGGGCCAATGTCCTCTGCAATTCAAAGCGCTTATGGCCTCGGAAGAAAAGCGCAAGGTGCTTACTAACCAAACCCGCTCCGGCGGGTTTTTTAATGGGTGAACATAATGAAAGTAGCAATCGAAGTTAATGGCGAGGTTATCTGGTACCGCGACAGCGATAAACAGGAGGGGGTGGCGTCGTTGGGCTACTTGAAGGACGGCACACAGCAGAAAATCATTGCCGCCCTTGAGGAGGCTTTATTCCAGGCGAAAGGGCAGATGCTATTGCCTGATTACGTTGATTGAATATCTGTATGTAGCGCGATGCCCGGCAGGGAGAGCCAGAACGACATTCCAGTTACCGGAGTGCGGCACTGCAATGTTGGCGGGAAACTGCTTATAGAATCCGCCATAGACTTTGCAGCTTTCACCTCTCTTGTATCGGTTATAAGCAGCGTCATCCATAACAAGGACGTTGATTTGGTGGGAGCACTGAACGGAAACGATTGATCCGCCCTCCATGTAATCCCTGCTGTGCGTGTAAGACATATGACCTCTCTTGCTGTGTGTGAAAAATACACAGTATCAGCGAGACACATTTAGTAACATCCTGATAAAAGATCAGTGCCGCAGCCGCGGCATTTTTTATGCCCGGAGGAAACGTGGCAACAGTTCAATACCCTCCGTTCCTGCCGCTTCCCCAGCGCGCCGATCAGAATATGACGCAGGATACAGCCTGGCAGACGACGCAGACGGCAGTCGGTCCATTGATAATCACGCCGATCACTACGGACCTTAAAGCAACCTGGACGCTGCAGTGGATATTCACGCTTGCCCAGGCCGAGCGGTTTAAGTCATGGCTGCGATCGCCGACCTACTGCGACCGCGGACGCAACTGGTTCCAGATGCCGATCGGCCTGGGTGATACACAGGGCGTTCAGCAGCAGACGCTGCATTTCGTCGACATGCCGGTGCAGACCAGCAAAAACGGCAACATTGTCACCTGGAGCGCAACGGTCATCAGCAACGGTATCGAGGACATTACCGAGGACTATGACGACTGGATTGTTGAGGCCCAGCCTGGCTATGGATACTGGCTGGATTACCTGATCACCGAAGTGATGCCGAGGGCAGACTGATGCCGACATTGAGAGAGTGGAAGGAGCGCCGGCCGGCGAGCGACATCAAACAGACGGTGGAGTTTTATCATCCGGCTTTTGGCTATTACCGGGTGGTCAATAACCTGTTCCGTCCGGCGACGTTTGGCGGAAACTCGTTCGAGCCTGCGCGGTTCAGCGTGACCGAGCCGGCACAGGACGGAACGGCGGTCATATCCATGACGATCACTTTTGTCGCCGCGACGGAGCATGTCCGGCAGGCACTGAAAAGCTGGCGCGGGGCGGCGCGCATGACGCCGATAAAGTGCCTGTATCAGCAGTGGAACGCGATCGGTGACACGGCGTCATTGAAAGACTGGACGCTTTACGTGAACGACATTTCAGCCGATGCCAGCAACGTCACCGTGACCGCTGGCAAGACCAATCCGCTGACGCTGGCCAACTCCATCATTTACACCACGAAAGACTATCCCGGGCTAATCACCGTATGAAACAGAGCGACTTTATCGGGCTTGTTAACGGCAAGCCCTGGGCTAATCGCGCCTGCAGTTTTGAGCAGATGGACTGCTGGGGCCTGGTTGTTCTCTATTACCGGAATGTGCTCGGCCTGGAGCTGCATCACATCGCCGGCTACGAATCGGGCGCGGATTTCATCACCTGCTACGAACAGGAGCGCGTCCACTGGCGGCGTGTGCCGGTGGCGGCCACTGGATGCATCGCCGTTTTTTACCGCGGCGAAGTGCCGGCGCATATCGGTGTGATGATCAGCCCGGTTAAGTGCCTGCATGCCCGCGGCGAATTCGGTTTCGTGCGCTGCGACAGCCCGCTGGCATTACTGAAGGTTTACAGCAGAGTGGAGTACATGGTGCATGGTTCGATATGAGTTACAGAGGTTGCCAGGCGCGCCGCTGCAGCGGGGGACGGTAGATGCCGGCACCACACTGGTGAGCCTGCTGGATTCTCTGCAGCTGCACCGCGATGTTGTCGTGAAACTGAATGGCCGAGCACTGCCGGACGATTACGACATCAGCCGGCCACTGCGATCTGGCGACGTGGTGGCTGTGTTCGACCAGCCAGAGGGCGGGGTAGGCAAACTCATCACCACGATATTGCGTCCGGTCACGAAAATCCTCTCCGGCGCGCTGAAGGTGTTCGGCCTGTCAAATAAGCCCAGCGCGTCAGTATCGGTGGCGACAGGCGAATCCCCCAATAATGATCTGACCGGTCAGACCAACCGGGCGAGGCTGTACAAGGGGCGTCCAAACATTTACGGCCAGTGCCGCGTCTTCCCTGACCTGATTCAGGAGGCTCTGTTCGAGTTCGTCGACAACAACAAACAGCTTACTGAATGGTTTGAGGTCGGTTACGGCCGGTACACAATATCGTCGATCCGATACTCGGAATCGAATCTCGGCAGCCTGGCGGGCGCCAGCTCTGCGATTTATAACCCGGGTGACGTGATCGGCACGATTGAGGTGGGCTATCAGTTCGATGACGTCGATAACGAAACTGTCCCCGGCCTGAATGAAAGCCAGGACTTCCCGGCCCAGACAGCTACCACGACGGCGCCGACATCGGTGGCGATCGAGAGTAATCAGCTCAAAGCCATTGTGCTGTCGAACGATGACAACTTTGCCTACTTCGCTGCGCTGGCGGTACCTCATCCCGTGTCATTCGTCATCAATGCCACCTGGAACGATGGCGGCACAAGCGTCACGCGGAATGTCACCGGCGCCGGGAATATCATCTCCTCTGAGAGCTTTATTGGCGACGATACGCTTTCTTACACGACGTTCTATATTGGCGAGCTCTCCGGAGAGATTACGTCTCTGCCAGGCAATGCGGTCATCAACCCGACGCTGTTTACGCTGAATGACCAGACCCCTCTGGTTATCGGACCGTCAGTGTCGCCGATCGTGTCCACTCAGGTCTGGGTGCATGTGTTGGTTCAGCTAGGCGCGACTGCCGGCACAACGCAATACCGGATCAAGTTCTGGCAGGTCGATGACGACAACAATCAGGTGCCTGGTACGTCGGAGCAGCACGATTATTTCTTCGATAACGACTTCCGGGTGACGACCCGGTATTTCCGCACAACGCACAAGTTCGTCCCGGCTGCCGGGGTGGGGCGCTATGCGGTCACTATCGAGCGCCTCGACAACAGCAATGACGCCAACGTAGTGACACTGATGGCGATCCACGCGGTTAACGTACGGGAAAACGTCGTTTATCCGGAGGACACCATTGCCCGCATCACGATTAAGGGGCCGAACGACAGCAACTCAAACCGCGAGCAGAAGTACAACATGCTGGCGCAGCGGCATACAATCAGCTACGACCGGACGACCGGCGCGGTCGATTACACGCTGCGGCCGAGTCGTTCGTTTGCCGACGCTATCTTGCATGAGTGGGTTGTCGTAAGTAAGCAGGACGTGGCCAGTATTGACGTCGCGGCTCTGTATGCCATTGCCGATTCGCTGCCGGATGATGAGCTTGGGTATTTCGATTACACCTTCTCGGATGAGAAACAACCGTTGGGTGAGCGCATAGCGACGATCGCCAATGTGGCCCGCGTTGACGGCAATAACATCGGCGATGTGCTGACGTTCTGGCGTGATGAGAAAGTGACAAATCCCGATGCGGTATTTGCGCGCTCAAACATGTTCTGGGATGAGTACAAAGTGGCATGGCAAATGTCTCTACCCGGTGGTTATGACGGCGTGGCGCTGGACTATGTTGATCCGCTGACGAACAAGAAGGCGTACATCTACCTGCAGATCGACAGCAGCGGCATCACTGAGGTTGAGGATGCTACCGTTAACGCGATGCAGATCAGCCTGGGCGGCTGCCGGAACGCCACTCAGGCGACCGATCGGGCCTGGCTTGAGGCGAGGAAAATCCTCTACTCACGCCTCACTATGACGGTGAAAGTGCTGGAGTCGACGCAGGTGGTGCGCGGTACGGTTGTTCAGTGTCCTGACATGTACGATAACACGCAGCAGACCGGATACATCACCGGGCGTTCCGGGGATGTGTTCTCGACGTCAGAGCGTATCGACTTTTCTCTCGGCGATATGTGGGTGGTGATGACCGACAGCCTCGGCAATTACCGCGGGCGCTGGCGAGCTTATCCGGTAAGTGGCAAGCCCAAAGCATTTCAGGCTGCAGCCGATACCTTCGATTTGAACATATATGACCGCGGCACGGTGCAAAACCCCAGCCGGTATTTCATCGCTACCGACTCGGAACTCAACTCCACTATCTGGCGCGTCGATAGCGCCAAACCTAACGGTGACGATACTCAAACCCTCTCACTCACTGAATATTCAGACTCGATTTATCCGTAACACACAGCAGTAATTACCAACCTTCGCGCACAACATCAGATTAATTTCTGAGGGTTTCGTGCGCCTTTTACATAGGGCGACATGCACAATGGCAGAAGTTCCACTCCCAACTCCGACGCAGGTGCCGGTACCAAGTACCGACATCCGCAATGCGGTATTTGCAGGTGCTAAGCTTGACGAAGAAGTCACTGGCACAAGTGAATATTACACAGATCGTCTTGGCGTTAGTCGTCTTACTAATACCGGGAGAAATAATAAGTTTAATTACGATCAATTGCGTAGAGCCGAGATATTTAACGCTCAAATAACGCAGCAAAAGAATATCTTTGACAATCAAATTTCAGAGCAGCATGAGCAATTCACGACACAGATCACAGGGCAAAGAGATGAATTCAACGACATGCTCGCAGCCTCAGGCTATTCGTGGCTGAAAGATTATGTTGACGGGCCAGTTACTTTTACAAACCGCAGTCAGGTCACGGTTTATAATGGCGTGGCGTATCGACTAGCTGCAAGTGCGCCTATTGGATTTACGACTACAGGCACTGATGCAACGAGTTGGGAAAATGATTCTCAGTATCTTGTTGCTATTGGTGACAATGATATCCGTCAGCAAATTCAGTATCAGTTAGGACAATGGCTTCCTGATGCTGTATCTGTTTTTAGCTCAACGGACACTTACTCTGCTATGCAGGTAAGAGGTTTCTATTCTCAAAATGACGGCGGCGCAGGGATATGGATTGCTACAGGTAATTCTTTTCCAGAGAAGTCAGGTACTCATGATATTTCTAAGGGGCTTATTTATAATGCTAATGGTGATGAGTACTCATTAGATATCAGCTCCGGGGAAATTAGTGTATTAGCAAACGGAGCTAAAACATATTCTTATGCCGAGTGTATAAATCAAGGAACTGACGATTTTGTATGTCTGGGGCAGGCAGTAAATGGAATACTCTCTAAGCTTACTCTTGCGGTCACAACAACAAACAACGAGATTGGTTATGATGGTGGAAGTCGGCTCTCTCTGATCGTGCCGACTGGAAGATACAGAATAGGCAAGGAGCCTATAAAGGGGTATTCCGGTGTAAATTATCATTTTGAGGACTCAAGGGTATTCGTCTATGCAGGTAAATCTTATACATATGCTGTAACTGGTAAAAGATTAGATGGCTTTAGACATGGATATGAAGAGATCAAGGAAAAGTGGGAGGCTGTAAACGAGCAGGTTTATTTTGGATCAGTAAGTTTACAGGATGTGAACATTTACGGTGGGGTTTTTATTGGCGACCATGCCATCAATAAAACGTCAGATGCTTGCTCATCAGGTGTAGCCTTTCTCATCTTAAACCCGGAAGGCGTAACAATGCATCGGACCTATGTGAAAAGTAGCTTTCACTGGGCGCATGTAGCGATGCCAGCAATGATTGAGCCTACAATCTGGAACCAGCAAGGACACCGCTTCGATAATAACGATCTTGACTACAGATATATTATGGATTTCTGGGTCTCAGCCGGTATTACGTCACGCTTCGGGAACTTCAACCGCATGACCTATTACTCATGCAAATTTGAGTCAGGTCGTCGCGGAGTGTTCAGAAATGGCTGTGACTGGTCTGCAGCATATAATACTGAAATAATTAACCGCCTTGCATGGAGAAACTCGGGAAACGTATCTGGCGTCAACATGGAATACGTAGCAGTTCTTACTGGGACATCGTTCCATGCGTCGGGTTGCTATATCGGACCAGCCGCAGCAAAAGACTATAATGCTGAATTTGGCAGTGTTTATGGAACCGCTCAAAATCATATATTCACTGGCTGCTATACGGAATGGACGTATAACTTTTACACTGTGAGTTCATGGGGCTTTAACGGAAAAGCGAGTAGGCTACAGGGATTAAAACTGGATTGTGTTAGCGTCTATAAAGACAATTTCACTGAATACTCACAGATCAGATTTGAAACCAAGTGCTTTGGCACAATAGATGACGGTGGAAACTATACTTATCCAGAGGGGTTTACGCATTATGATACCCCAAATGGTCAAACACCATATGCAATCGGGAGCCCTGTCAGGGATTCTGGAGCATTTCGTCACGGCGGTTTTGACTTTAAATATGGGCCCTACAATACATATTTAACATCAGGAACTGATTGGGATTCATGGCGTGACCGGCCTTATGCAAAGGAAATGTTTAACCCGTACGGACTGCAAATTAACAGTGGGACTGTTTTTCTACCCTGGCAACAACCATCTGTAAAATCCATGGTCTGCATTTGGCTCAAGGACCTAACCGGTAACTTTGACCCAAGAAATATTGTTGCTTGGCAAACTGCTGCTAGTCAGGATGGATCAGGAAATACAGATGAGGCTCTGTATAAGTCTTTTGCTGAAAAGGTAGTTGACTTTGGCAACGGCTATAAAATGCTCATGCTTGCTCAAAAAAGGCTTAGTGCTTGGGATGGCCAGTACACATTCGCACGCAATGCTAACATTGTGTTTACCGTTCCTGCTGAAACCCCGATCGTAATTAAAGCAGTGGAAGCATTTACTGGGGGTATTCCATTATTTCCCAATGGTTGTGGCAACTATATACCAGAGTCGAATGGCACAAGCATAACCAGCCAGGTATCAAATCAAGTTGGATTAGATAGTAGCCTTGGCGGAGGCCTGTTCTTTAATGGCGATATTATTGGACCGTGGGTTCACATGCGAAGGACGCAGTCCGGCTATCGCATAACTCCTTCACTTACATCTGGTTATACTCTTGATAGGAAAATAGTTACTGGTGGTTATTCACTTGAGGCGCCTCTAAAGGTGGCGTTTAGTGCAACAATCGTAACTGTAAATAGCAATGCCACAACAATAATCAGCGTCCCTACTGCTTACCTGCCTTACATTGCAGTGGGAATACCAATTTATATAACAGGAGGATCATCTGCAAGTATCACGGGGCAGATACATCTTGTAAAACGCCTACTCAATAGTGACGGAACTGCCTCATCTAATTACCTTGTACAAGGTACTATTGGTGCCGTTGGTGACATTCTGACTATAGATCAGTCTCAATTAACTCCCTATACGTTCTTTAACGACCGTTCCTTCAATGCTGTCACAGCAAATTCATTGACTGTGAATGGCGTGTCGGTAGCTACCGCTCATCGCTCCACCTCCTCTTCTGGCATCGGGTATGGAGGGGCAGCAGGTGTGAAGGCGATGGAATGGTATTTCAATGGCGGGACAACTCCGACACATAGGCTGGTAGCATCATCCATATCAGGAATGACACTGGAGGCAGGTGGCAACCTATCAGTAGTTGGTAATATATTTCCTTCTACCGATAATTCCTACTCGCTCGGAACGGCATCTAATCGTGTAACCACTGTTTATGCTGTAAACAGCACAATCAATACTTCTGATGAGCGTCGCAAAACCCGGCCACGCGTTGATACTCAAGCGGAAATCGATGCCTACTATGAAATCGGACAACTGCCAGGCGTATGGCAGTGGCTGGAAAAATACATGGTGGAAGGCGATGGCGCCCGCCTGCATTCCGGACCGACCGTGCAGGCGGCGATTGCCGTGATGGACAAGTACGGCCTGGACTGGCGGGGGTATTCCGCATTCTGCTATGACGAGTGGGACGCACAGGATGCGATTATCGAGACCTGGGACGACGAGTGGGAGGTGATACCCGGCACCCCGGCTGAACTGGACGAGGAAGGGAATGTGGTTGTTGAGGCGATACCGGAAACACGCACTCTTATCAGAGCGGCGGGGAGCAATGTTATCCAGGAGGCGCGAGAAGCCGGGAGCATCTACGCATTTCGTAAGGAGGAGCTTCTCTTCTGGATTACCCGAGCGATCATTGCAAAGCAGAGAGATATCACGGAAAGGCTGGAGAAGATAGAAAGTAGTATTTAGCCACTAATGCAAAGACCACGGATGGTCTTTTAATAAAAACTACACCCATTGATTTTAAGTAAGTTACAAAGTAATCTTTTGATGATTTTTTGTGTGCTTTTTGTGTGCTTTTTTTTAAACTTTAATTCATTGATTATATAGGGTATGGGAATGGTTAGGAGAGATACAACGATAGCTGTCATGAGGGCTATTGGTCTTATGCTGATCATACTAGCTCATGTTTCACCGCCGAATATTTTATTCCAGTTGCGCACATTCGATGTTCCCATGATGCTTTTCGTCTCCGGAATGTCTTATTTCATTGCGGCAAAGAAAAATGTATCGTTAGTGCCATATGTAATTTCAAGATTTAAGCGGTTGGTTTTGCCTGCATGGATATTCATTACTATATTTTTTATCTGCATTTTTGTTTTTAACCCAGAAGGTTTTTCAAATATTAGAAAATTAAGTGTTGTTGTATCTTCATACGCACTTAATGGTTTTGGTTACTTCTGAATAATTCGAATATTTCTTATCATTGCGGTTTTATCCCCGTTTTTTGTGAAGATTACCGATGGAAGTAACGCGCGGGCATTAATCATTACAATAGCAATGCTACTGCTGGCATCATTTATGTCGTTGACAGGAAAAGGAAATGGCATTGTAGGTAAGCTTCTTGAGCAAATAGTAATACCAACATTATCATATGGCGCTGCATTTATAATAGGTTATAAGTGGCTGCCCCTTCAAGATAGAGATAGGATAAAAGTATTTATTATCTCCGCCTTTGTTTGTTTGGCATTTTTAATGGCTGGTTATATCATCAAGGGAACATTCTCGTATCCGCAAGATTTTAAATACCCACCAAGTCTATACTTTATTGCTTACTCGTTTGCAGTTTCAATTCCTATTTACTTCATCATATCAAAAGTTCAAATAAATAGTTATTGTGGCAGTTCTATATTGCTATTTATTTCATCAAATACGATATGGATTTATTTATGGCATATCCCTATTGTTGAGTACTTTAATAGAAATGATAGTGAAGTTAACTTTGTTTTAAAATATGCTGTCGCCTTTTTTATTCCAGCGCTGATCGTTTCTGTCCAAGTGTACCTTGTTAAGAACGCCATAATTCGCAATAAGAAAATGAAATTTCTCAACGTCTTCAGGGGGTAGTTATTGTTAGCTAAGGCATAATACCAATCATATCAAATAGTTAAAATGGTGCAGTCATTGATAGCTGCACCTATATTGACCTTCCCTTCCAATATGATTGTCGCGGTAGGGATACCCGTTACCGGATACCCCCCGCACAGATCCCGGCGTGCGCGATTTACGCACCGGGCTCCTGCCTCGGGTGTCTGGCGGTGAACCGCTCCACAGGCCATGGATGAAGAACCCGAACCCTTGGTAGCCATGCGGCTGCCAGTTTGTTTGCTTTCGTCCAGGTCGTATCATCCTTCTGGCTCCTGCGCCTGAGCGCCCGGCGCCAGAGGTTTGTTACGTGTGTCCTGAACTTCTGCATGGTGGGGAAGTTGCCCGGTACCGAGTGATAGTTCAGGTATCCCTGAACCACTCTCCTGAGCCATTTTCCCTGTTCGGGGATTGAGTAATGCCAGCGCCTTCGCAGACCGTCTTTGATGGCTTTCAGAGTTGCCGTCATCCGATCCCGGCGGGTCTTTCGTATCAGCATGAACCTGCCGTTGCGATCTTTCCCGCTGATGTGCGTGAACCCGAGGAAGTTGAACGTTTCTGGTTTGCCTTTTCCCCTGATGGCACGGTTTTCGGCAGCGAAGCGGCCGAACTCCATCAGACGGGTTTTCTCCGGGTGAACCGTGAGTCCGAACTCCCTCAGTCTGCGCTGCATGGCTATACGGAAGCGCCGGGCATCGTATCGTTTGTCGAACCCGATGACGATGTCATCGGCGTATCTGACCATTACCACATTGCCTGTGGCATAGCGACGTCGCCACTGATGCGCCCACAGATCGAAGACGTAGTGGAGGTATATGTTTGCCAGCAGCGGTGAGATGACCGCACCCTGTGGGGTGCCTTCCTCCGTTGCTCGCCATTGACCCTCCTCCGACGTCCCGGCTGTGAGCCACTTACGTATGAGCCTGATTACCCTCCGGTCGCCGATCCGATGCTCTGTGAACCTGATCAGCCATTCGTGGCTCACCCTGTCAAAGAACTGACTGATGTCGGCATCCAGTACCCAGTTTACGTTAGTGCGTACCAGCCCTGTGGCCAGTGCGTCCAGTGCATCGTGCTGGCTTCGCCCGGGTCTGAACCCGTATGAGAACCCCATAAAGTCGTTTTCATAGACTGCGTTCAGGATTTTCACCAGCGCATACTGGACGATCTTGTCCTCCAGCGAGGCGATGCCGAGCGGGCGTTGTTTTCCATCCGCTTTTGGGATGTAGTGACGCCTGCCGGGCTGCGCCCTGTAGCTGCCCTGATGTAGCCTCCGGTGCAGATCTGTTATGTTGTTCTTCATGTTTCCGGCGTAGTCCATCCACCTGATGCCATCCACTCCGGCGGCCGCTTTCCTGCTCAGGGAGAGGAATGCGGCTTCCAGTGCTTCGACTGTCAGCAGGTGGAACAATGCTGTAAACCGTTCTTTCTTCCGCTGCTTCGCAGCTTCCCGCACGCGTGACAGCCTCTGTGACATGCTTTCCCGGCTCTGTGTCCGGCGCATGTGTGGCTGTTCCGCGTTCCCCTTGGCCCCGCTCCTTCGCTCCACTGACTCCGCTCCTTTCGGGTTGTTCGCCTGCTTCGCCGCTACTATGAGCGAGTCCGACTTCTCCTCTCCGTACATCACCGGCTATGACTCCTCGTCTTCCCGGTGCGGGCCATCTCCGACACTGGCAGATGGTCAGAGGGGAGATCTCCCGGTTCCCGCGTAGAGATCGTATTGACATGCCAGGGTCTCAGACCCCGCCGGGTCCATGTGGCACTCGCAGTATCGCACCCTATGATGTTGCCTTCCGTTAACAGTACAACGTCGGCACCCGGTAATTTAATATACATTTCGTGGCTCAATGGCTGGCCTGTCAACACCCCTGTCAACGCTTCGCCCCATACCTCGCGGTATGCAACGCATGACTCGGGGACCTTGTGGATTGCTGGTCCTTCAATGGTCGGGGACTTTCACCCCTTGATCTCTACCGGTCTCCCGGCGCACACTGTATAAATAAACAGTATTTATCGGGGGGGGCAGATCATGCTTCGACAGTCAGACATCGCCGCGGCTTTCCGCGAGTCCATTTTGCGCAGTTCCAAGGGGTTTCAATACCTTCACACCCGCGACTTCGTTACCGCGCTTCGCCGGCGCGGGCTGCACTTTACCGAGGTGGAGGCGAACTCCTGGATCTCGCGGGAACAAACGTATTTCGTCGATAAGACGCCGGACCATAGTGAAAACAGGCTGTGGATGATGGCCAACATGGGGAGGGTTCTTTGATGGGCTTTCCTTCACCGGCGTCTGACTACGTTGAACAGCGTCTGTCCGTTAACATGATCTGCAATGTCGGGCCTAACACTCGCGTTTTCGAAAGGGATGGCGGTTATGTTGTGCTGGATATCTCCCTGAAGCCAAAGCAGGGTAGCCAGGTTTTAATCCAGCACGGCGGCGGGACGGAACTTGCCACATTGAGAGGGCGGTCGCTGATAACCGAAGATGGCGAAGCGATTGAAGGCGAGGCTCTGGATGATGTCACTGTCGCCGGCGTCGTGACACATATCATTTGTGATGTGCGAAGCGATAACCTGGCTGTTTAACCATGAAAGAGTGGTGCGCACCGAAAATTACATGATTAACTAGCGTGCTAATGATGCGCTGTTATTGCGATGAGGTAAACCGGCGAGTTTGCGATCTGGATAGCTGCTCGCAGATTTTGGCATCTCAAGTGATGGCGCGGATGGCATCCTGATCCTGGAAGAATTCGCGTGACGGGTGTGTCGTAGATGTGGCGTGACAGGAATGCACGATAAAGGCAGGGATGTATTCAAACGACACGAAACGACACAAAACCGGATGCGAACGCGGTAAACATGTGTGATTACAGTGTGTTATTTAACGCTCTACTTTCTTCTAAGCCGTAGGTCACAGGTTCGAATCCTGTAGGGCGTGCCATTTAATAATCAATCACTTATCAACTTCCTCCAGTCGCTGATTTTTCCTTGTGGGACATATTTGGGACATCTTCTGCAAAAATTTGCAAAAATTGAGTCAATTTGACGTGCGTGCTCAGTTAAATGGTTAGGTGCCAGGTGAGCATATCGACGGACCATTTCGATGATTCTAATGTCTTGTAGTATCTGTCGGACGATGGCCAGTCAGAGTACAGCATTACTGCTCTGTAATATCGAACAGAATGGTTAATGCTGGTTATAGCTGAGTGCAGAATAAGCGCTCTGCAGGAATGTGAAAATATGTTGCCGGTAACAGGCTAATAGTCATTATAGCTTTAGGTTCTGTCTGACTGGGTTAAATATCGCATTTTAAGCTGGCGTGAAGTACAGTTGTTATAGATCAATATTGAACACTATTTGAAAGCATACCCTCGATGTTCATCCACTGCCTGGAAAGATCCGAATGAACATCAAATTCGTCGCCATCTCCGTATTCGCTGTTGTGTGCGTCTTTGCATCAGATATTTCCATCGCCAAATCGAATTCCTTAAGCGATGATCAGGTCAGTCAAAGGATTATTGATGACTCTGTCGCATCCTACCCCGGTACTTGTGCCTGTCCCTTCAATACCGCCCGGAACGGCAGCTCGTGCGGTGGCCGCAGTGCCTGGAGCAAAGCTGGTGGGTACTCACCTATTTGCTACAAGAAAGAGGTAACAAAGGAGATGGTTAAGGCGTGGCGACAAGAGAATCAATGATAACGATCAATATCTGAACCAGGTGATTACTTACACTGGAATAGTAGTTTAAATAATATTAAATGATTATTTCGAATACTGCAGCCCATTTGCAGTAAGCTCTGTTCTGGTAGAGGCGGCAGAGGCCACGGCGTATATCTTTTTACCTTGTGATATTTGAACCCAGCAAATCTATTTCCCCTGCCTGATAGACTTAGTGTCACCGTATCCTGTTACTAAGAGCACGGGGCTACCTACTCATAAGACACTTCCTCTTCTTACGAGGAAACCGGTTTAGCGTGTTGTGTGTGGAGACAGTACCCATCAACTCAAACTGATAACAAAAAGTTTAATTTTTTTCCCCGCCGCGCTGACTATAGTTAGGGCACTTTCACTTGCCCAATAAGGTCACGATTATGAAATTAGTTATCGCCTCCGTAATTTCTCTGCTCAGCTTCAGCGCGCTGGCGGCGCCAGAGGGGACGCTCAGCGTACACATTCTTAATCAGCAAACCGGGCTCCCTTCACCGGGGGTGCAGATTGAGCTGGATAAACAGCAGGGGGAGAGCTGGCAGCATATCGCCACCGGTAAAACGGATGCCGATGGGCGGATTAAATCGCTCTATCCGCAGGCGGAGAATATGGAGCCGGGGGTGTATAAAGTGACGTTTAAAACTGGTGACTATTTTAAAAGCCAAAATATGAATACGTTCTTCCCGGTGATTCCGGTTATTTTCAATGTTACAAAGCAAAATCAAAAACTGCATATCCCGCTGCTGCTCAGTCAGTACGGATACTCTACCTACCGCGGCAGCTGATGACCCAAGCCGCTATCCAGCCAACGCCTGCGCGGCTTCCGCAGGCGTCACGCTTTTCTCGCACCACGATGTCCACGCCTAACGCTCGGTCTCTTTCTCTTTAAAGTGTTTAACGGCTTCGTCGTACATCGCCAGCAGGCCGGAAATTTCGCCTTCATATTGCGGCACGCGCTGGGCGCGAACGAGCTCAATCAGCAGCGCATAGGCTGCTTCTTCCGGGGCCGCATGTGGATTAATAAGTCCAGACAT